ATGTTCAAAATTCACGATGACAAAGTCTATTTCGTCGCCGAAACCCCCGATATCAACAAAGTTATCGAAATCTTCCTACCTAAGGATGACCGTGGCACCATTATGGATTCACACGAAATCCGTGTGGACCTGTGCCGTGCCGTCATTCACATGGAGAAGAAGGGTGTCCGTGTCTTGAAGGTCCGCAACATTGAGGATACCAACAAGGCAAGCATCGACATCTGGCACATGCCGGAATATCAGGAGGCTGCAGAGTCTCCCGTAAGCGATGTGGTCAATGCCTGCATTGAGTCCTGCTTTGATTCCGGTGCAATGTTCAATCTGCCATGCAAAGCCAACCGCAAAACCCATGAAGTTTTTGCTGTCGAATGCTGCGCAAGCCCCGATGATGATGACTCGTTCAGTTATGCAGAAGTGAAAATCAACGGCAAGGATTATCCTATCAATTTTATTGACGATATTCTTCTCGAAAACAATGTTGATGATGCGCTGGATGAGTTTTATAGAATTCAGCAGACAGGCGAGTATTGGCAGCCTGATGGCAACAAAACGCTGGATGATGCCATTCACGAATGTCGTTGGGCTAACCTGAAGGATGCCATCCAGAAGCGCGGACATGAGGCTGTTGCTGATTTTGTCGGGACCGACATTTCCAGCGATACTTACGACCGCGTGATGGATGAAACCGAAGCCCAGATGCCGGACGAAGAGTTCGAGCGCTTCTGGGAAAAGTACATCTAAGAAACATCTCACACACAGAAAGGGAGCATATTACTATGGCTATTTTCAATACCAACGAATTTCTCCGCAAAACCTTCAGCAAGACCATCTTTGGTACTGCTGCACTTCGTCCGGAAGCAGTTTGTGCAGACGGCTTCACCCTGTCGATTCAAGCAAGCGGCATGCACTACTGCATACCGAACGAAGACCTGTCGGACGGCAATTACTCTAAGGTCGAACTCAGCTACTTGTCTGAGGAGGTCGAAGAGTTTCTGCCGTTTGCTGAAGACGACGAGGCACCGCTGGCTACGGTCTACGGGTATGTGCCCGTAGAAACCGTAGACGCGGTTCTGGCCAAGCACGGCGGCATCGTCAACGTTTAGGAAGGAGGAATACCAATGCTAAAGACTTTCACTATCGTCGCCAATGAGGTCATTGGCTTATCCGCAACGGAATGCACACTGATTCAGTTTAGCTACAATCCGGAACAAATCCATGACCCGGAAACGGTCCTGCGCAGTGCTGTCATGGACTATCTCAAGACGGATGAAGGCAAACGACAGCTGGAAATCAACTGTGGTTGCTGGAACTGGGGCGATGTCGATGACATTCCCGGCTCGTTCTTCTTGAACTATGGTCTGACTAAAATCGCTCCGCCGGATGTGAATGTTGTCGTCGACCGCAACGAGAACTTCATGGACGACTACGAGGATTGCGAGGAAGAATAACAGAAAGGGCATAAAAAAATGCGTATTTATAGCGCAAACAACGTATTCATAGAAGTTACGCGCCGATGCAATATGTGCTGTGCGCACTGCCTGCGCGGAGATGCGGAAAGCATCGATATTCAGGAGAAATACATCGATGCTTTTCTCGACAACTTTGAGAAGGGAGCTTATATCAGCTCTCTTACCTTTACCGGTGGGGAAATCTCTCTGAATATACCGGCAATTCGATACACCTTGAAAGCTGTCAAAGAGCGCGGTATCGCCGTTGGAAGCTTTTACATGGTCACTAACGGAAAAGCTGTCGATAAGATGGCTGACCTTGCTATGGCGAGTCTGGAGTGGTGGGCCTACTGCGATGAAAAAGATGACTATATGTGCGGTCTTTGCATCAGCAGTGATAACTTCCACGAAGTAATCCCGTATGAAAGTAAAAGTATCCTTAGTGGCTTGAAATATAACCGTAACGATAAGGTAACGGACTTTCATCTGGCTTATTTACTGAACGAAGGGCGTGCTAAGAATCTCGATTCGAATATCTATAAGAAGCGTGAACCTCATGTAGACAAGCTCGAATACGAATTCAACAAAACCGGCGATATTGACTTTTACAGCGGCGAGCTGTACTTGAACGCCATCGGTGATGTCGTTTCCGGCTGCGATTGGTCCTACAAGTCGCAGAAGAAATATCGTTTTGGTAATGTAATGAACAAAAACTGGCTGGAAAACATTTCCAACAGCGAGTTGTACATTGCAAGCTAAACCATATCACAAAATCCGCGCCAAGGAAACCCACTGCGTGAGCGGTGGGAGGAATTGGCGCATGAGTTTTCAAGAATGATGAATGTGTACAATCTGTAAATAAGAAAGCTACTTGATTTCTTTTTGCATCAAAAAATATTATAATACCGATATAATCAATCAAAGAAAGGAGGGCTATTATGGCTTTCGGAAACAAGAATAGCACGCCATCGTTTGCGTTGACTCTTCCCATGAAGGTCAGCAAACAGGATGAAATTTTTCTTTCAAAAAAGTTTCGCATCGGATGTACGGTTTACAACCAAATGGTTACGAAAACCACAAAAATGTGGCATCAGCTGCGCAAAACACGTGAATATAAAAACCTTATAAAAGCCATAAAAGTCGCTCCCGCCAACAGAGATGAACGGAAAGCACTTTTGGTGCAGCGTTCCAATCTGATTAAGCAAGCAAGCTTTTCAGAGGGAGCGTTCCATAAGCTGGTCGTGCCTTACCAGAAAGCGTACAACGTAAATTGCGATGTCGCTCAAAAAGTGGCATCCGCTGTCTGGAAAGCGTGGGATGACTTCTTTTATGGAAAGGGAAAAACCGTACACTATAAAAAGTTGAACGATTTTGTAACCCTTTCCGGGAAGAAAAATAACAGCGGTATATTCTTTCGTCCAGCAAATCATACGGTGAGTTCTTTGGAATCCGCTAAGCGAAAGGCGAAAAACTCTATCGAGAAAAGATACTTCGACGCATATAGAAAGCCAGATGCCAAAGAAGGTGAAGAGGTAGTTCTTCCCGATGAGGTGAAAGCGCAAATGGACAAAGAGGTTGCCGATGCCACGGCGAAAATCAAACCGTATATCGGAGAAGGTAATCTGCGTATCATTTACGAGAAACACGAATTCCTTGTCAAAGTGCGCAACCCCGATACTCAAACTGGATGGTATCAACAGGAAGCGCTCAAATGCGGTGTGAAGTATTGCCGGATTGTTCGCTCATGGGTCGGCACCAAATGGAAGTATTACGCTCAACTTGTTTTGGAAGGCTATCCGCCCATCAAATGCGACAGTAACGGGGTCATAAAACACCCTGTTAAGCAGGGCCGCATTGGTATAGATATCGGCACGCAGACCATCGCGTTTTGCGGTAAAGGTGTTTGCGACCTTCGTGTACTTGCACCGTCTGCCATAGCGGAAGCTCGCAATGGTCTTACCAAGGAAATCGCTCGCATTATGCGGCAAATGGACCGTTCGCGCCGTGCGATGAATCCGCAATACTTTAACAAAAACGGAACCATCAAACGGCTAAAACGCAAGAACGGATATAAGCAAATTCGTCATTGGAACTATAGCAAAAACTATTATCGGCTGCTGTACAGGCTGCGGAATTTGAACCGCAAGCTTGCTGCCGTACGCAAGGCGGAGCATTATATTCTCGCCAACGAATTGCTGACATACGGCAACGAATTCGTAGTTGAAGATATGAACTACAAAGCCTTGCAGAAGCGCAGCAAGAAAACGAAAACCAACCCCAAAACCGGTAGAGCGCATTCCAAAAAGCGGTTTGGCAAATCTATAGGACGCTGCGCTCCAGCTTTGTTTATCACCATTTTGGGGCAAAAAGCAAGTCGTTGCGGAGGCAGTGTTATCAAGGTCAGTACCTTTGAAACAAAAGCTTCGCAGTTTGACCATACCGACGATAGTTTTACCAAGAAAAAATTGTCCCAGCGTTTTGCTAAACTTTCTGACGGAACCGTTGTCCAAAGAGATTTGTATTCCGCATTCCTTTTATTACATCTTAGGAAGAACCTTCAATCCTATAACAAGAAAACCATTAAAAAAGATTTCCCGCAGTTTAAGATGCTGCACGACAAAACAAAAGAACGCTTGCAAAACAGCCACGAATGGCTACCTACAAGCGTAGGATTCTAAGACATTTATAATTTTTAAGGGGTTTCGACGTAGCCCCATTGATTGCCTTGAAGTGCCGCTTTCAGTAGCACTTGATAGGTGAAACCCTTGTCAAGGGGATATCTACACTTTTTATGCTGGCTCTTCGGGCATTTTGCCCTGCCTTTAAGCTTCGCTTTGGGTAGTAAGTACACTGGTCTATCGAAAGATAGTGTATCTGGCAGCTTTACGCTGTTGGAAAACCCTGTAACTGCATTGCGTCAGCATAGAATCCCACTCCGTGAGGGGTGGGAGTACGTCAATTATACATTGCCACTGTTTTCCTACAGAAACGGTGGCTTTTTTAGAAAAGGAGACCACAAATGACTGAAACAAAAGACATGTTTGAACAAATCAGCGCCATCTTAACCGATAAGAAAGATAAGCCGTTTTCCTATGAGGAGCTTGCAGCAATGCTCAAAACTGACCCTGATGCCCTCAAAACCTTTGATGAGGTCTATAAGACACAGGTTCTTGAAAGCGGAGAGCTGCATGAAAATATGCTCCAGTGGGATACAGCTACAGTCAAAGCAATTCTCGACAAAAAGGTCTACTTCCCACCGGAACTCAATTCGCTCATTGACCGCATCGTCACAGAACTGGTGCTTGAAACGCGTCTGTACATCTACAACGCGGAACGCGGTGGCTATTATGTGACATACTCTGCCAACCGCGACTTTATGACAGAGGTTACAAACGAGGAGTTGAAACGCTACCCCGAAGAACTCCGTCCGCAGCTCACCGGAAAGTTGATGAAGATTGACATTTCTGAGCCGTCGTACAAGGAATTGCTTCAAAACTACGCAGGCTACAAGAATGCAAAGAACGACAGCACAAAAATGTTCTACTACAACATGTTCCGTCAAGGTCTTGACATCCTCGACCTTGATGACTTCACTTATCAGATGCTTGAGATGAACCCCAACTCTATGGGCTTCTGGTTTCCTCCTCTGGTAGAGGGATTGTACGGCAGCGCATTTTTCAAGGTTCCGGACACAAAAATTCTTCGCGTACCTATCACCATGCTGCAGCTTACCCGCCTTGGTTTCGAGACGTTGAATCCCGTTACAAAGGAAATCGTGAACCGTTATTGCCAGAAAGTCTTCCATCTTGATGGATACGAAGACTATTTTATCAAAACGGGCACGTATTCTTCCAAATACGAATTCCGCAACGCTCATATCCATAACCCGAAGGAAATCAATGAGATGGGCGAGTATTTCTTGTTTTTGAATCATCTGACATGCTCGATGGCATCCCCTCTGAACAATCGCTGCTTCTACGGCGCGAACACCACGAACGAGTGGGTCGTCAGAGAATACATCAAGGACAAAGAAAATAACCCCACCATCTACAACGGTTTGCCGCTGCACACTGAATATCGCGTGTTTGTGGATTTTGATACAAAGGAAATCCTTGGCGCAAGTCCTTATTGGCGCAGCGATGTTATGAAGAACGAATTCAAAAAAGTCAGCAGCCCACAGGAACGCCATGATTATGTTGTCTACAAGATGCATGAAGACATTCTGAACCAGCGTTACCACGAAAGCGTTCAAACTGTTCTGGCTGAGCTGAAGAAGGTTATTCCTCGCATTGAGTTGACAGGGCAGTGGAGCGTCGATGTAATGCGCAACGGCAATGATTACTACATCATTGATATGGCTCTTGCTGAGAATTCCGCTCTGAATGACTGCGTACCGAAAAATCTGCTTCGCGCTTATCCTCAGCAGTGGCTGCCGGGGGAATCGAACAACTAATACTCCTAGAACGAAACTTTGATTCGGGTTCTTTCAGCAAAAAGCGTAGGAACCAAAATCATACGAAATGATTGTGTTGACACATAAAAACAAGTATAATATATGCAAGGAAGTGATAATAATGGTTCTGTATCATGGCAGCGATGTAATAGTCCGCAACCCTGAGGTCAGAAAAACAAGGTACGCCAAAGATTTTTCATGGGGATTCTATTGCACTAGCAACTACGAACAAGCCGCTCGCTGGTCAAAAAAAGGCAGGTCTCGTGGTATTGTCAACGTGTTTGAATATACAGAATCTCCCATGCTAAATATTAAGAAATTCCCCGAAATGAGTGATGAGTGGCTTGATTTTATTGCTATATGTCGCTCGGGCAAACATCATGACTATGATATTGTGGAAGGACCCATGGCGGATGACACCATTTGGAACTACGTCAACGACTTTCTAAGCGGTGATATTAGCCGTGAAGCTTTTTGGGCGTTGGCAAAATTCAAGCATCCCACGCATCAAATCAGCTTTCACACGGAAGTCGCTTTGAAAAGTCTCTCTTTTAAGGAGGCGATTGAAGTATGACTGAAACTGCAACCTACAGCAAAAACGATGTCTTTTATACCTGCAGCCTGATTGAATATATCGGCCGCGTTACGAGGAATCATCGCAAGGATGTGGTTTCTGCTCTTGGCACAAACGGAGTCAAGGCAATTCTCGACTCAGCGGATGTGTTTCACTGCCAGAGCTTTGAGCAATCTGCCGATGAAATTTGTGAGCTTTTTCCTGTGCCGGAAGGAACGTATGATACGGTGTCTAACTGCCATTACAAGGTTCCATCTTATACAGATATCGGAAAAGTGTACCAGCGCATCATCTTTGACTGTACTAGCACTCCTAGTGTCCAGGATGTAATTGATGTATTTTCCTCGTTCATTAGCGATGACATCTCAGATTTTAATACTGCAACTTACTATTGTAATCCGAGCTATTTGTACCACTCATACAAGGCCGGAAAACTACTGGATTGATTTTCAAAAGCAATAGCAATCGAGACCACTGCCCCGAAAAGGGTAGTGGTCTTATTTTTTGCACAATACTTACCATAAATTACCAGAAAGAAAAACATTGTGTATCTGTGCGAATTGCATATAATACAAAATATAGAACGAAAGGCATCAAAAAACATCGTTGGTCGGGCAAAATCCGACCGAAAGGCTAGGGCGGGCTCAGTTTTGAACCTGCTCTTTCTTTTTATCGGAGGCTTTATGTCAAACAAAGAAGAACGCATGAACCGCAATAAAAGCATCATCGAAGATTACAAAAATGGAAAGCCGATTTTAGAAATCGCGAGGGAATATAATCTTTCAGAAACGATGTGCTACAAGATTCTAAAAGGTACGCAGGAGCCGCCTCGTTATTTTGAAAAAAAGAGGAAGAGACTTACCACTCGAAATGAGCAAATTGTTAAACAGTATAAAGGCGGTATGACGGCCAGAGAATTGGGCAAGATGTACGGCATTTCCATGCAGCGTATTTATGCAATCTTGCATTCGAGCGGAGAGTACGAAAGCCAAAAATACAATCATATTGAAACGGCTCTCAAAAAAGAGAAAAAGATGCGGAACCAAACTTTTCTTGATGCTTACAAGAAAAATCCTCGAAAATCGATTATCGAGTTGAGCAGGGAGGTAAATATCAGCCCTTCACTAGGTTACCTTATCCTTCATCAAAATGGGATTTACCAGTATAACGTAAAAGCCAGAGCTAAGGAGAATAGCGAAAATGCCGATTAACAAGATTACCCACGTGTGTCTAACTCATGACAAAGTCAGAGCACGAAATGAAAAGATGCTGGAGGATGCCAAGAACGGTATGTCCCAGGAACAGCTGGCCGAAAAGTATCAAATTTGTGTTTCTACTGTCCGATATAGTCTGAAGGACTTTTACAAAGAACAGGCCCGGCAGAGGAAAGCAAAGAAGAAAGCCTGGCAAACCCAGATGATTCATGAATATGAGATGGGCGCAAAATCTCCGGAGCTCCAGGAAAAATACGGCATCAGTGGAACGCTCTTTTATCGGATTCTTCATACGCACGGAAAGAATGGCCGACAAATCCACAGCCAAAACCGTATCGAGACTGGCAAGAAAAGAAACGCCGAGATGGTCAGGAAATACAAAAACGGCGTTTCTGTCAAAGAGCTTGCGGAAGAATACGGGCTCAAAAAGGGAAGCGTATATCGCGCCATGAAGCGGTATAATCCAGGCCCAGGGAAAAGTAAAAGTTGTCAAAGTGAGGAATAATTGCATGGCTGCATCAAAGAAAGATGTTGCGAAGCAGCAGGTCAAAGAAGACCGCGAAAAGGTTCGGGAAATGTATCTTTCTGGCAAAACTGTCAAGGAAATCGCCAAGGAAACGTATTTTTCAAGCTCTTATTGCTATGCCATGGTGAGAGACCTAGCAAAAGAAAAGAATTTTGCAAAGAAAGCAAAAAGAGCACCTCTCGACGAAGCTATGATTCAAGATGCGAAAGCCGGGATGACGGTTGCTGAAATCGCAAAGAAGCATGGCGTGACCTATCAGCAGTGCTACTATACTGTTTCTGAATACGCTCAAGCTACGATTAAGAAGAACAAGAAAAAGCAGTCTGCTGCCACGAAAGTTCGCAATGCGGCTATGTTGGAAGATGCGAAAGCCGGAATGACTGATAAGGAAATCGCCAAAAAATACTTTTTGTCTCGAAGCAGTGTCCGTACCGTCCTTGCAGGGCATTTACATACAAATTCCAAAAAGTTGGATGAAAGGCGCAAGGCGATTCTTGCGGATTATGAGGCAGGAACGTCCTCAAAAGACATCTGTGAGAAATACGGTATTTCAAAATCCACTCTTTACAAGGACATGCGCCAAATTGGAAAAACCTGTCAGGAATACTATCACAAGGCGCTGAAAGACAAGACCAATCAAAGGAATTCCGATATTCGAAGCAAAATCGAAAGAGGGGTCTCGGTCAGCACTATTGCCAAGGAATACGGAATCTCTAAAACGGCGATTTATGAAACGTTTCATCAGGAAAATGTCAGAGCTGGAATTTTACAGAAACGCGGCCGTCCGCGAAAAAACACGGAACGTAATGCACTGATTGCTAAACGCCACAGGGAAGGCGAGAAGGTGCAGGCGCTTGCCACTGAATATAATCTCTCTGTTTCGACGGTAAACACTATTTGCAGTAGAAACAAAAATCAGAATATAACCTCATATTAACAGGCTGCCATTTGGCGGCCTATTTCTTTTTTAGGAGGAAATGAAATGACAGACGACGTACGTAATTTAATTCGATTTGTGGTGGATGGCGATATTCGTAACGCGCAGACTCAGTGCCGAATCATGCTTGAAAAGAATGTACCCGAAAAGGACGCCAGGTTCAAAGAAAACGAACTCAGAAAGTTGAATCTTCTGAAACCGGAACTGATTCAGCTGCCCGCCAACCTGGAAAACCTCTTGATTGCGGAGGATGCCACGAATTTCCCGGAAAGCCGGTTCCTGCTCCGCGAGGAGGAAGAAACAGTCATCAACAAGCTCTTGGCCACCAGAAAAGCAGCTTTAGCCATCAAGGAGCTTGGCATCCACTATACTTGCTCTTTGCTTTTGACGGGCCTTCCTGGTGTTGGTAAGACTGAATTGGCCCGCTACATTGCACACAAGGCGAATTTACCGTTTGTTTTCCTGAAATTCTCTGGCCTTGTCAATTCTGCTCTTGGCCGGACACAGCAGAACATCGGCAGAGTGTTCGATTACGCAAAGCGCACGCCTTGTGTTCTTTGTGTTGATGAAATTGATGCCATCGGAATGTGCCGTGGCAGCCGCGATGATGTCGCTGAAATGAGCCGCGTCACCATCGCATTGATGCAGGAACTTGACCGGCTCCCGAATGACGTCATTCTCATTGGCACTACAAACCGCGTCGATAACCTTGACGAAGCCCTCATTCGCCGATTCACTTTCAAACACCGCGTCAAGCCTTTAGGCGACGATGACATGAAAGAACTGTGCAAAAAGTTCCTTGCTTCGGCAGACTATCCCTTCACGGAATCCGAACTCGACAAACTCTGCCATTCGCTGCGTGAACAGCGGACGGCCAGCGCCGTTGTCAATGCCTGTACAGAACGTATCGTTGCACATATCGTATCGCAGCTGCCTGAAAATTCGGCAGATGCCGTGTAAAAGTATGATAGCCTGGGAAGAAAGCCCTCGTCAGTTTAAGATGTCCAAGCAACTCGATGAGGGAAAATTCGGAGAAGACTTGGCTCGCAAATTCCTTAACGACCCGATTATCAAAGTGAATCATGGCATTAGCCATTACGATGACGTGACTCAGGATAAATCATATCAAGACAAAGATACCGATTTCATCGTCTGGAAGAAAAATGGCAAGACCTTTGGTCTGGAAGCGAAAGTGGACAGTCACAATACCGGAAATTTCTACCTGGAAACCTCGGTGGACTACTTCTCCATGGTGCCTGACGCTCTGAACGAACAACGGGTGGCGCGGCGGTATCGGGATGGCATCGACCCTTTATGGCACACCCCGGGCTGGGTATACAGGAGTGGTGCGGACCAGATTCTCTATTATTTCAGAACCACGCAGCTGCTTTACATTTTCTCCCGCGTTGATGTCTGGTTCTATGCTGAAAAGCTGATGCGCGGTGGAATCCATCTCGACCCCGGAATCAGAAAGCCAAAAATGTATTCTGCCGAAAATATCAGTGAACGCAATGGTTCCACTCTCTTCTTTGCCAACGGCTTATGCGTGAATGCTGAGCAGACATACAAGGCTTTAGGGGCGCAAAAAAGAGTTATTAAATACCAGGTTGAGAACCCTGATTCAGACGTTCCAACGTTCAGCTTTTGCCCTTTCAAATTATGAATTTTTCGCTAACAATCGTTAGAAAATCACACTTCAGTCTGACGGAAGAGTATAATTAAAGTATGGAAAGAGAGGACAAAAAATCATGAACCAAATCAACGTTGTCACGATTGGAAAACTCATTGAAGCGCATCGAGACGGTGACGAGCAGAAGTTCAAAACCTACGTCGATTTTATTGTAAAAGCCTACGAAGAGCAGGAGAACGACCGTGCCGCACGAATCATTCGAAGCAGCTATACGGGTGACTACGGTGAGCAGGGGAAAGTTGTTCTGGATGAAGCAAACGGACTCTGAGGAAGAGGCCCTGCAACAGTTGCAAAAGCACGCAGCAAACTATGCACAACGTATCACGATATATAAGATAGACGGTAGAACCGTGAAACGGGAAGTTGCCGAATACGACCAGTGGGAAAAGAAGTGGATGAGTTAATCATGAAGCACAAAATCTCGGAAACCGGCGCTCGGATGCTTAAATATCAAGAGCAGCTTGCCGACGAATACAAGTACAAGCCCATCCCACGTACCTTTTTCAAGGATGTGCGGGCAGAATTTGAAGAAACTTTGCCGGAATGGTGCAATATGTCCGGCGATACGACCAAACTCGAAACCAGAAGCGGCACGGTCATTGCCAGCGGGTATAACCGAATCGTGATTGGCGACTACGGCGCATTCGTTGAGTTTTCGCGTGCCCAAGCAAATGCACGTCATTTGAAAATCAAAGAGGGGCAGAGCTATCGTATCGAAGACCCGCGCTATGCCGAACATGTGAAATATCTTTGGCTCACAGCGGACGATAACTCTGACGTGAAAGTATACGACCAAAAACGCTTGGTTGAGTACGCTGACTACAAGCCGGGGATGCTGTATGTCAGCGTGTACGAGGTGTTTCCGGCAGGAGAAGGTCACTGAAAAGAAAGCCGAACCACGGGACGAATGGGGACAGGGTGATTCCATTGCTGACCTATACGCAAAGAGCGGCGCAGTGGTTTCACAGGTCAGCTCGGCCAAAGATTTGCTGAATTTCCTGCAATCTGCCGGAACCACAAGGCATTTGTGATGCGCTTGCCCCAACCACTAGATATAGTGGTATCTTAATGTTTGTTTACAATTTAGACACTATATATTGTGTCTTTTCATTGACCGGATACCACATATATGGTATAATACAATTGTTCTCAGGAAGAGGAACGGCTCCTGAGACATCAAGGTTTTCCTTTCCCCAATCTTGGTCGCATGGCTTCATTTGAGCTGACACAGGTGAAGCGTGAAAATCATCCGTTTCATAGTAATATCCTTCCTTTCTTTGGCGCGGGTAACTCCGCGCCAGCCGTCCAAGTAAACAGCCTCCACGCGGCGGACGGTGGGCAACAGATGTTTCCGTGTTCCGGGCATCTGGCTAATGTTTGTATTTGCTGGTTTAGCTCAGCTGGTAGAGCAACTGATTTGTAATCAGTCGGTCATCGGTTCAAGTCCGATTTCCAGCTCCAGACGCTATCCGTTGGATGTATCGAAATCACATGATACGATGCTATACACAACATCTGGCGGACAGCATGCCACCCATTAAGGCGGCCTCCTCGTGGCGGGTGGCGGACAGCGGCTCTTGCGGCTGCTGACGAATGTCTTAGAAGCATGCAAACGTACGAGCATCCCCGTCAAGTCGGGGCGCATCCAGACGCGACACAGCCGTAAAGGCGAGATTGCTGCACGGCAACTGGTAAGTTTCGCCGCAGTCTCACACACAGCCCAACGACAACCGTTAACCCGATTTGACAGGGAATCAACGACAGGGCTCAAAATTTGAAGTTGACCAACACCCAAGCGCTTTCTTGGATTCTCGCGTATCGTCAACGATGAGGTTCGCAAGACTGTCAGGTGGTGTGAAGATGACATCCGGGGATGACGACCTACTAAACGGATGTCATGGCGGGGCTAAGTGAGGGTTCACCCGCAATCTTATGCAGGTATCGTATAACGGCTAATACTCCGCCCCTCCAAGGCGGAGACGCGGGTTCGACCCCCGCTACTTGCTCCACACGTCGCAGTCACCGTACGCCACGACGTTAAACTTGGTGAGCATGGTCCACTTGTGGTCCGCTGTCCGAATGTCGATGAGACAGCCTCAAAAATAATAGACAAACAGGTGCTGTGCCTGAAAGTATTCGAAAGTCCCGGTGTTAGTCGCGAATAAGACCGGAAAACGGTGAAGAGGGTACAATACAGAATCTATCGGCGTGGCTGCCGAATGGTGCTGGATGCGAGTTGGCTTCTCGCTCAAGGGGTGACCAGCATAAAACACCCTATCGTGCTCGATTAGCTCAGTTGGTAGAGCAGCGCATTCGTAACGCGCAGGTCGGCAGTTCGAACCTGCCATCAAGCCCCATCACCAAATTAAGCGATAATAGGAAGGAGATGAATTCTATGGAACAGGCAATTATCAATGTTGAAGGTACGACTACCATAGAAACCGCTGCAGCGGCAAAAAAGCTGATTGAAATGTTTGGCAACCAGAACATCCGCGCCATCGCTGTCAACCGTGTAAACGACAAGAGCGACGAGGTCATTGTTGAACTCGATTTCGTTCCCGGTTTGGCACCGCATCTGCACGGCTTCACGCTTCAGGTTAATGGCTTAACCTGTGGTTATGCTGGTACTGGTCCTTCCAATCTGTATGAAGTCCTGCAGGCGGCTGACGTGAGTGAAGCTCAGGTAGCACGCGAGGACATCACTCAGAAGAGCACAAAAACCATTCCTCTGCGCCTGGAACGCGCCGTGACTCAGTACGGCGACTTCCAGTTTGCGTAACGCTATTTGGCGGGCTTGACCCGCCATCATGGAGGGATAGCTTAGCTGGATAAAGCACCTGCCGCAAAGCAGGGTATCGATGGTTCGAGGCCATCTCCCTTCTCCATCCAGACACCCTTTCGCTTCCTTTCGCCAAAGGTATCTGGGGTATTGTACTGCATTGCGTGTAGTACGGCCAATCAGGCGCGGAACTCCGAAACCATACCACGAAGAATTTTATCCTCTCCGCGCAGCATGGACATGCGATTTTACGGGGATAAATTCAAACCGAAATTGTGTCGAGTGGCGAAGACGGTTGCGACACTGGCGAAGCACATATCTGCTTCGTCAACCATCCATGAGAAAGCCTCCACGCGGCGGATGGTGGGCAACGCAGCAAAGCTGCGGCTAATTTCTTTCAAACCGGTATCTGAATAAATGCAGATAAATAGACGAAAAAATCAAAAAAGCAAAGGAGTACACAGCATGAGTAATCAGAAAATCATCAAAGCAATCGCAGGGATTGCAGCAGCCGGTATGATGGCAACTTGTCTGCCTGTCGCAGCATTCGCAGCCACCGGCGACACCTATCATTTCTCTTTCAGCAACGGTTCTTCCCAGGACCTGGCTCCGGGCGGCTCTATGACGTTCCCGGCAAGCCAGTATGACTACGGTTACTGGATTACCCTGCAGGGCCACGGCGGCTACACCTACAACTACTATCCCGGCGACACTCTGCCGTACGATGCAGTTGACCAGTGGTTCACCGCTGACGGCATCACTTCCTGCTATGCGGCCGAAGGTAATCCGCGTTCCATCACCATCAACTATCAGATTGACGGCAACACTGTGCTGACCGAAACTGACACCGCCACTTTCCCCGGCAGCGTTGATGGTCAGAGCGTTGAAGCCTGGACCACCGATTCCGGCGATACTTACACCGCGTCCAGCAAGAGCCTGAACCATGACCGCCTGTTCTACTACCTGGGCGATGACATTCACGACAATGTCCTGACCCTGAAAGCCACTACTGCATCCACTCCCGATGACGGCAAGGATGACAACAAGGGCGATGACAAGGGCGATGTCACCAACCCCGACGATAAGGGCGACAACAAGGGCGACAATACCGGCGACAGCGGCACCACCACTCCCGATGACAAGGGCGACGTTGTGGCCCCCGATAAGGACAACACCGGTAAGGACAACACTTCTACCGGCTCCAACAAGGGCAACGGTACTACCACCACTACTCCGACCGCTCCTCGCAAGAACGTTGAAGTCTCTGAGCACGGTGAAATTGCCGCCGCTATTGCCAATGGCACCTGGGGCAATGAGTACACCGTCTGTACCGGCTGTGGCTATCACAACTGGACCCGCAAGGGTAACGTTTACGTCTGTGACCATTGTGGTCATGAAGTCCTGACTGTTAAGGGCGCTGATGGCGTCAAGGGTTATGCTGGCACTCTGGCTGGCAATGAACCCCAGTACGCTTCTACCTCTGAAGCTCAGGCTGCTGCTGAAAAGCGTGAAGCCGCTTATGCCGCTTCCATCGCTGCTCTGCAGGCACAGGTTGCCGCTCGTGAAGCTGCTTATGCCGCTTCCCTGGGCATCCACTAATTTGCCATCCTCTAACTAACGGTAATCGATAGTTTTTTCTCCTTGCTGTGGGGCGGGATTTCGGTCCCGCCCCATCCTTTTATGGTCAGATGTCCGAGTGGTTTAAGGAACTGGTCTTGAAAACCAGCGACGCCGCAAACGTCCGTGGGTTCGAATCCCACTCTGGCCGCCATGTTTGCCGGGGCTTCCCGGCTTTTTTGTTTTTGTGAGCAACACAAGGCAACAGATTGCTATATCCAACAGGGTTATAATTGCGAGCCAGAAAACCTGCAGGCTTTCCTGTGGGATGAATGGCTCTTTTTGATTTTTTGTAAAATATTCGTTGAGCAGTTTGACTGACGGCACAGAATACATACATAATATATGTATGAGGTGATATAGTTGGCAAAAAAATCAAGCGTACAAGTGAAGATTACGATTCCTTTAGAGTGGAAGCAGTCTGACATTGAGATGGTTGCCAAAGCCAGAGCTTGGGCTGTTAAGGCTCATGCCGGGCAAAAAGACAAGGCTGGGAAGGACTACTTCAAAGCGCACGTTACGGTTGTAGCAGAAGGCGTAAAAGGTGACCCAATAGCCGAGGCTGTGGCATTTCTGCATGATACGGTCGAAGATACGTCCGTCACAATAGAAGACATCAGAACGGGGTTTCCAAAAGAGGTTGCCGACGCTGTGAGTGCATTGACCCATAGCAAGGGGATATCGTATGCTGAATATCTTTGGTATATTCAGCAAAATTCTATTGCTGTCAAAGTAAAGCTCTCGGACCTACGCAGCAATGTCAACAACCCCGCCTAAACCGGCTCGCCGGTTATAGACGGGGCTTGCGGGGCAACCCGTAAGCCCGGTTGATTAGCCTAAGTCTGCTGCTCCGGCGGCAGGAAACTACGTTGTGTACTAATAATATAGGCACCTTACTCATGCTCCACAAGTGGTGAGCTCTGCGGATGTTTGTTAAAAATCTCTGAGGGTAGGAGACGTGCAAACATCATACCGAAAGGTAAAACAGTACAACAACATTGGCGATGTGGACCACGGGGCGCAAGCCCTGACTTATCGATTCATTATTTACGAAAGGAGTACCTTGCATGAGCACTTGCGTTTGTGTTCTTAGCAACAACGGTGAACGCTTAATGCCCACCATCCGTCTTGGCAGGGTACGCCATCTTCTGAAAGACGGAAAAGCAAAAATCATTAAGCACCATCCATTTACTATCCAGTTACTGTATGACAGTAAAACAAACACGCAGCCCATCGAAATCTGTGAGGATGTTGGCTACAACTACATCGGCATCAGCGTAAAAAGCGAATCCCACGAATATGTGTCTGCCCAGTATGATACATTACAGGATGAGAAAGCCTGCCACGACAGTTGTCGTAAGTTGCGCCGAACCCGCAGAAATAGACTGCGTTACCGTAAACCGCGCTTCGATAACCGCAAGCGCAGCGAAGGTTGGCTTGCTCCATCTTTGAGACATAAGAAAGAGCTCAATGTCAACGTTTTTAAGATGTATTGTGCGGTAATGCCCATTACTCATGCAACGGTTGAAGTCGGCTCTTTTGATACGATGCTCTTAAAAGTTGTTCAAGAAGGAAAAGCCATTCCTGAGGGAGCAGACTATCAAAAAGGTCCTCGCTACAACTTGGCAACCTTGCGTGAGGCAGTGTTCTACCGTGATAATTACACCTGCCAAGTTTGTGGACGCAAAATCGCGGATGGTGCCATTTTACATATGCACCACATGTTCTACTGGAAAGGAAGACACGGCTACCAGCTTGATGAGTTGGTTACAGCGTGTGAAAAATGCCACACGCCAGCAAATCATCAAAAAGGTGGCAAGCTCTTCGGTTTTGGCGAAGATAAAGAATTTGCCAATCTTTCAGGTGCGGCTTTTATGAACACCGTTAGGTGGCAAATTGTCAATGAACTCTATGCTGCTTTTGGAAAAGATTTTGTCACCGTCACTTATGGCGCAATGACAAAAGAAAAGCGTATCGCGCTTCATCTTGAAAAGAGTCATAATAATGATGCATATGCAATGGGGAATTGTCACCCGGCACACCGTTGCGAGTTTGGACATTATGAAAAGGTGAAACGCAATAACCGCATTCTCGAAAAGTTTTATGACTCGCAGCACATTGACACTCGCACTGGTGAACTAACTAACGGCAAAAGCTTATTCAACGGTAGAATCAGCCGCAGCCATAAAAAGGATTCCGAGAACCTGCACAAGTACCGTGGAAAGAGGATTTGTAAAGGGCACCGCGCTCTACGCCGAAAAAAGTTGGCCCTCAATCCCGGAGATTTAGTTTCTCTCAACGGAGAAATTCTTGTTGTCCATGGCACTCATACCAAAAAGAATGGTTTTGTAAACGTGGAATTCAAAACTCCATCGAGAGGTGGTAAAAAATCCGCAAGCCTTAAAAAGCTGAAAATTGTTAAAACGTCAAACCTCATGCATTCTGCGTGGACTAAAGTATCTTAAAAAACTAAAGAAAGGAGACACGGGGTATTTGGACTTACTAAGTGTGCCTCAAATGTACTCTTAGTCAACGCATTCCTCACCGCCTAAGTCGCAAGCGACTATAGACGGTGTACCCTGCGCACAAATTTTATGGACTTAACCAGGCTTCCTCACGCTCCAACCGAAAAAGACTTGGAAAGAACCAGAAAATACAAGCGGGCATATACGATACTGTCATCGAGAGAAGGTATAAGCGCAGTTAATCCGTATGCACTGTACGACTACTTGCTGGCAAACAACTGGAGCGTCAAAAGGAAAAGCACGAGGACTCCCGTTCTGGAAACAACGGATGGTTCTGCTGAAATCAACGCGCCCATCGACCTGGCTTTGGCTGACTACGAGTCCAGAATGGCTAACGCTTTAGGCGTACTGTGCTCGTATGAGGACGTATTGCTCTCGAATGTGATAGTGCGGATTGTGGCTTGGAAGCTAGACAAACAATAAGCGTGGGCCTGCTATTATTTTTATGAAAAGCCTTGACTTTGTATTCTACACATTGTATAATATAGACACTGAATTTGATGAAAGGAAAATTGCACGATGTTTGCTGCTATGATGAACAAACAGAATAAATTGCAAAAGCTGTGGAGCAATTGGAATCTCTTCGGCTGTTTTGTGTTGTCTGTTTGTGCAAATCATAGTGCAGTGATGGTTGAATAAAATCATCCAAGTATCGGTTGTTTTCCATACTCTGCACGATATGAGCACCTGTCAGACGCACAACGCCTGATGGGTGCTTTTTTGATGCAGAAAATCAGAATCAGGTCACTCTAATGCCGCTGGAGTGAATTCCAGCCAGGCTTATTAAAGTGTATGCTATTATACATAATGTATATTCGAGGATTCGCCAAACGGTAAGGCATCAGGCTTTGACCCTGACAACGGTTGTTCGACTCGACCATTCTCGGCCAACGCTCACTTTCATGCGCATCGGAAGTGAGATTCCTCAAAGCTGTGTTCCCATAAGCAAGGCACGGAAGATGCGCGACAAGTGCTCGTAACTCAATCGGTAGAGTACCCGACTTTTAATCGGGGTGTTCGGGATTCGATTTCCCGCGAGCGCACCATGCCCGGCAGAGCATTATCTGCCACTTTTGTGGGTGTATAGCTCAGTAGGCAGAGCGGCGGACCGTTAATCCGTTTGTCGCAGGTTCAAATCCTGCTACGCCCGCCATAAGCTCCTCTGGTGAAATTGGCAGACACAGTGCGCTCAAACCGCACCGTTTTGAGGGTTCGAATCCCTCGGGGAGTACCATGTCCGGCAGTACAACAACTGCCATTTATGGGTTGTTAGCTCAGCTGGTAGAGCAACGGACCGTTAATCCGTGGGCCGCAGGTTCAAACCCTGTACAACCCGCCATATGCTCCAGTGGCGAAACTGGCAAACGCGGCGGCTTTAAGTCCCGTTTTACCAAACGAAGGCCGGGAAAGCCCACGGTTTCAACCGTGGGATGATAGGCCGCACCTTAGAGTTACTTTGGGAGAAATTTCAAAACAACTCTTTTTTGTATATATTCATGTGTTTGTAACAACATGGCATCTAAAATATGATATAACAGATATATGAAAAAAGATTATAGGCGCACAAAAGCAACCGTTTCTATGATAAATTATCACTTTGTGTTTTGCCCACGCTATCGGAGAAAATTATTTCTAGTGGATGGGTTTGAAGCTCGTTTCAAGGAACTTGTAACTCAAATTTGTGAGCAAAACGACATTGTGATACTGGCAATGGAATGTCATATAGACCATTGCCATCTTTTCGTGAATGCTCCGCCTACATTAAGTGCTGCAGAAATCATGAAAATTATTAAAGGAACCACCGGCAGGATACTCAAGCAAGAGTTTTTTCCTGACACGGTTATGCAAATGTGGACACGCAGCTATTTTGTAAGCACTGCCGGAGATGTGTCTACCGCTACGATTCAACACTATGTAGAACAGCAAAAAAAGAGAGGAGGGTAACTTTATGGCTTTCGGGAGCAAGAATAGCACGCCATCATTTGTATTGACATTGCCTTTTGATATAAGTCTCAACGAGCAAGACTATCTGTATAAGGAGTTCAAGAAGTGTGGTGTCATCTACAATCAGCTTGTGAGTGCGACTACAAAAATGTGGCATCAATTGCGCAAGACGCGCAAGTATCGTGAGTTGATGGCAGCTATTGCAAAAGCAACTCCCGACAGCGATGAGCAAAAAACACTCTTTAAGCAACGCGAAAAGATGCTTAAAGAATATCGTTTTTCTGAAGATGCTTTTCATAAGTTGGTTGTGCCGTACGCGAAGCACTATGCTATAAACTCCCATATAGCACAGGCAGTTGCCTCTGATGTTTGGAAAGCATGGAGCACTTTCTTCTTTAGCAAAGGAAAAGAGGTTCACTACAAAAGGTTAGATGATTTAGCAGCTATCTCCGGAAAAAACAACTTCACCGGTATCGTGCTTCGCCCGGCAAACCTCACTACAAGCAATATAGAGTCGGCTAAGCGCAAGGCGCAAAAAGCCGTTGAGAAGCGATACGATGATATGTACGGGCAGCCTGACCCTAAAGACGATAAGAAAGTCGTTCTTCCTGATGAGGTAAAACCACAAATGGAAGCTGAAATTGCTGCCGCTATCGCAAAAATAAAACCCACTATCGGAAAAGGCAACCTGCGCATTGTGTACGGAAAGCATGAATTTCCTGTTGTGTTGCGTAATCCTAAAACTCAGACAGGAAAATATCAGCAAGAAGCTCTCAAATGTGGAGTGAAATACTGCCGCATTACTCGTAAGTGGGTCAAAAACAAGTGGAAGTATTATGCACAGCTTGTTTTGGAAGGTTATCCTCCCGTCAAATGCGATAGCAACGGCGTCATGAGGCATCCCGTCAATCAAGGCCGTGTGGGCCTTGATATTGGCACACAGACGCTCGCCATCAGCAGCAATGATATCTGCGATTTGAGGGTGCTCGCGCCATCGGCAAGAGCGCAAGCTAAAAGCCTTGTGAACGAAATTACATGCACCATGCGAGCAATGAACCGTTCCCGTCGCGCCACGAATCCGAAATATTATAATCCGGATGGCACGATAAAACGATTGAAGCGCAAGCACGGTCAAAAGCAAAAGCGCGACTGGAAGTATAGCAAACACTACTATCGTCTGCGTGCAAAATTGCGGGACATGAACCGCCGCTTAGCTGATATCCGTAAGATGGAGCACAATACCCTTGCCAATGAATTACTGCAACACGGTAATGAGTTTATCGTTGAAGACATGGACTACAAGGCTTTGCAGAAACGCAGCAAGAAAACGAAAATTAACGCTAAAACCGGCAGGGCACATACGAAAAAGCGTTTCGGTAAATCTTTAAGTCGCTGTGCTCCCGCGAAGTTTATCACGATTCTTACAAACAAAGCTGTCCGCAACGGCGGCAATGTTATCAAGGTAGATACTTTTGAGACGAAAGCCTCTCAGTTTGACCATACGGATGAAAGCTATACCAAGAAGAAACTATCTGAACGGATGGCACATCTCAGCAGCGGAGAAGTGGTTCAGCGTGACCTGTATTCCGCTTTTCTGCTTGAATATATAGATACTGAATCTTTGGAATACAATACAAAAGTTCTTAACTCAGCTTTTCCTGCATTCTTAGTGATGCACGAAAATACAATAAAGCGCTTGCAGAAGGATAAAAGCTACCTTCCTGCAAGCGTAGGGTTCTAAAATAATAGTTTTTCGGGGAATTCGACACATTCCTCGTTAGAGAGCTGCCTCGCAAGAGGTGAAACTCCACAGGAGGATGCACTTAAAAAGCTGGGAACGCAGAAAAGTATGTTGGTCAACCATTTTGGCTGGACGCTCATTGACAACTACACCCGTAGCTGTTGGTGAGAAACCGCATAACTCGCTGCCTTGTATGCGGCATGGTGATAAGCCTTGCCACCGCCACCCAGGAATCCCACGATTTCAATCGTGGGAGGTGTCAATCTGGGTTCGACTCCCAGCTGGAGTATCTATATAGGGGTGTAGCTCAAGTGGTAGAGCAGCGGTCTCCAAAACCGCTTGTTGCATGTTCAAGTCGTGTTACCCCTGCCACAATAAGAAAAGCCGTCCTCGCATAAGAGGCGGCTTTTTGTTTTGGAGAGTATACAGACCAAAAAACTAAACCACAAGTTGATTGCGAACTTGCGAAAACATGGTATAATAATATCAGAATGAAACGAAAGGAGATACCCCAAAATGCTGTGCAACACTGTTAATGTCATGTCGTATGAGTATAGTTACGAATATTCTGAGTTCATGTCCTTTGAACGCAGTTTTATTTCTCATACTCCTCGACAGGCAAAAACAGACCATGTACAGATGCGGTGCGTCTTCTAAGCGATAACTGCATGTCATAGCTGCTTGTCGAGATTTCGGCAGGCAGCTTTTTTGTTGCCTGCAATACAGAAAGGCAGCAAGAAAAATGAACGTTCCTACTATTGATATCCAGCAGACAGGTGCCAATATCAAGGCCCTGCGAAAGGCAGCAGGCATCAAGGTGAAGGATGTGGCAGATACACTCGGCGTATCCACGCAGGCAGTTGCCAAATGGCAAGCTGGAACAGCGCTCCCCACCATCGACAACCTTGTGATATTGGCAGCGATGCTGGATAATAAGATAGATGACATCCTTGTCATCGCATAAACCCTCGCCGCAGGATTGCGGCTATATATGGCCCGTTGGACGAATTGGTAGAGTTGCCGCCCTTTCACGGCGGAGGTTATTGTGGGTTCGAAACCCACACGGGTCACCATGCTTCTGTAGCTCAGTTGGTAGAGCAGCGGTCTGAAGAACCGCGTGTCGCTGGTTCGATTCCAGCCGGGAGCACCATATGTGTCGGTATGCAAGAGGTTAAAGCAGGCGGTCTGTAAAACCGCTCCGTTTCGGTTCGCTGGTTCGAATCCAGCCCGGCACACCATAAGGCCCCTTCGACAAGTTGGTCCAAGTCGCCAGCCTCTCAAGCTGGAGTCGGCAGTTCGAGTCTGCCAGGGGTCACTACGTCGCACCTACGTTAAAAGGTGCATTATGCAGAGGTCGCCTAACGGTAGGGCAGCAGCTTGCTAAGCTGCCGTCGCGGAAATCGCGGCATGTGAGTTCGAACCTCACCCTCTGCGCCATCTGCTTGCTTGTTCGAGTGGTTGATGAAATCGGTCCAGAAAACCGACGATGGGAGACTGTCCGAAGGTTCGAATCCTTCAGCAAGCGCCACTGCCCTCATTCTGTGCGGTATCCGTGCAGGTGAGGGCTTTTTCTTTTGCTTTTCGCTTCGAATTTCGGACTCGAATGGCGTTAATGGTCGGATATTCTTGATTATACATGCCTTTGCTGTATGGCAAATAGCTCCAAACAGTATTGGTTTTTACACCCAATTCTTCTGCAATTTCAGGAACTGACATACCGTTCGCACGCAGCTTCCCGATTTTTTCTGATGTTTCATCTGACCAGGCCCCGGCCGTAATCAGTATTTTGCGCACTTTCTGCAATGAGATGCCTGCACGTTTGGCAATGGTTCTTCTAGGTATACCTTGCTCATGGAGCCGGAGAACCGTCTGCATTGTCGCGTCCATTTGTCAGTACCTCGCCGTTATCGATTTTTGTATTGCCCTAATTGTTGTACTTTAATCATACAGCAAAGCAACAAAATTGTCCAGGAAGCAAAAGTGCCTTCATTTGCCACTGATTCATCCGTTCGGAACGATATCGAAAATACCTTGATATTATTCCGATGCAATATTCCGATAAGCCGACTTTGTTCCGCAAATTGTGGATTGGATTCCTACCAAAGTTTGAAAGCAGAATGTTTCATCTATAGCTGCAAGGCTTTGGTGAGGACGTTCACGGAATCAGTCCTTGACACCTCCCACGATTGAAATCGTGGGCTTTCCCGGCCTTCGTTTGGTAAATCTAACGGCAGGATACTGCTCAAAGGTACAAATCCTTCAGCAAACGTCACAATCTCCAAAGTCAGCGATTGTTCGTAAATTTATGGGGGACTGCTTTCTTGTTTAGCACCACAATTTGTGATATAATAGCGAAAGAAAACAATGAATAATGGAGTGCCATAAAATGCAGAAATACGATTTCATCAAGAAGCAATATACGCCGTACACCCCACCTCAGAACGGGCATTGCGACATCATGGTTCATGCCAACGAAGAGCTCAATTGTGCTGCGTGCGGACGTACCATCAACGAGCACAACGCATATACGTCTGCGGCCATCCAAAACGATATTGGCATTGGCTATCTGATTTGCAAAAGCTGCTATGAGCACGAGCTCGAAATCAGAAAAGCTGTAAAATAAGGGTCCAGCCGCCTCCATAAGGAGGCGGCTTTTTTGCTTGTAAAAATATGTATAAACTGTTACCATTTAACGCTTTCCGTTGTGAGAAATTGCGAATCGCGGTATAATTAAAGTGTAGAAAATGAAAGGATTTTTGCCGTATGTACATTGATTTCACGAGCAAGCAGTACTCTTTCATCCTGCACGCTCTTGCCATCATGATAACGTTTTATAGCAACGATTTTTCCTCTATCTGCAAAGAGGTTGGAGAGGCTTATGGAGCAAGCGAGGCAGACATTGCAAGTGCTTGCGCTACTCTGACGGCTATCAACGTAACGGCTCCTGTTAAAAGCTATTCCGACAAGTGCAGCGAAATACTGGAAGATATGCTGCATCATGCACGGGAACTGCCGGAAAAGGATGCTCCGTATAAATACAGTATCGGCTTAGATACTCCTTCCTGGAAAGTCGTTGCCAATGCGTTGGATACATACTCTCGCATTCTAATGGGTCAATTTGGTGTCATTTATGAAGCCCTCGATATTTCTGGTAACGATGAACAGCACTTTCAGGCGTATCATGATGCACGCTGGAACGGAACAGGCGTCATCGAAGCCCGTGACCTTCTAATTCCGCAGCTCAAAAGGATGGGAATTGGCTGGAACGGAAACTTCGGTATTTCCAACGCAGGGCTTGCCTACAACAGCAAGCTGGCATACGAGATTCTTAAAACCATTCGATATACGACAGAGAAACGAGATAGCTCCGTTCTGAAAGTGACAAACGAGCCGCTGCCGCATGTCGAGGACTCTTTCCAAATCAAAGCACTGTGAACAAGATTGGAGGTTTTCCAGGGTGGGCGACCACATTATTTCTTTTCTCGACATCTGCGCCATGCGCGGTCAGCTGGTTTTGGCAAAAGCACCGTCCATCCCGGCTATCAATAACAAAACTGTGTATTGTACCGGCGCTCACAAACACGGAGAGGACCGCTGCATCGTTCTTGACGGTGAGAAGTACAGCCAGATTCTCTTTGTTGACGGAACAATAAAATTATGCTGGCAGTGAGGTGGCATTGTGGATAATATCATTGTGAACAGTGCTCTCTGGTATGCCGAGCAGAGCAGTCAATTTCTTGCGAATTCTGGGGCCAACAAGCTGCTGGATAAAGGCTATGACTACTATGTAAGTGAATTTATTCCGCTTGGGCACCGCCTTATCCAAAATGGTCAAATTGCTGCCAATGCGATGGATGGAGAGCTTGCCGCACAGTTCTCGATGGCATACGTTGCAAACTATTGGCGTGCAGCAAAAACCGTATATAATTTTGCGCCGGAGTTTCTCAGAACATTGGCTGAGACTGAGGACGCACCTATTTATTCTGACATTATGATGCGGTTGCCATACAGAGATTTTGTCATGAATCTGCCCACTGGCTCTCATCATGATGCGATGTTCGTACACATTGAATTCGATGCTTCCCACGGGCCAAATGATGTGGATACGCTCTTCCTGATTGTTCCTTTTAAGGCGAATCCGAATGTCGATAACATCGAACTTTGCCAGTGCATGCAGTGGTGTCTCAACGGCAAAAAGCTGATTGAATCTTATCGGCGCAACAATGATGCTCGCGAGCAGGCATTTCAGAACGGAACTGATTCTGCAACTGTCAATGACGCCACGGTTTCAAACGTACCAGGTGCCGTTCTCAGCGAGGAAGAGCTGCAAAAGCAGCGAGAATTCAACGCCGGTATTGAGCCGTATCTTCGTATCGCGGTCTCTGCCGCTTATTATCTTGCATCAAAAAACGCAGAAATCAAAGAGGTAAAAATCCCGAAAGAGAAGCGGCCCGTCCTTGTTTCCAAACCCGGTGCTACTCCTAAAAAAGTAAATGTCAAAACTTACAATGTGGGCTTTGTAATCGGCAAGAGCTTTGAAATGCAGCTGGTTTCCGGTGCAGAATATCAGAAGTCCACAGCAACTGGCACAGGCCGTACGGTCAGACCACATGTCCGCCGCGCCCATTGGCATCATTATTGGGTCGGAGAAGGCCGAACTCGCTTAGAAGTTCGCTGGATTGAGCCGACTTTTGTGCTGCCGGAAGGGAAACGTGAGATAAAAATTGCAACAGTAAGACGCGTCATGGGCACTTAAAGGAGATTCATATGAAAGCAAACTACAAAGTAATCGCAAACAAGCAGAAAATTCTTGAAAAAGAAATTGAAAATTTCGAGCCAACATCAACAATGTCAGTGCTTCTGATGCGCTACAGCATCATACAAGGGCTACTCCAGGTTAAACTGAACGAAAAAGACGCGAATGGTAGCCCTAACATCAGCCCTTCCGATATGGCATACGATATGACTACATTTTTTAGCGATGCCGTCAATACTGCGGCCGATGATTTCACAGATGATGATGACGACCGCACAATAAAATTTGATGGCACCGTTGATGAATTCCGGCAAGAACTGGCTAATCGGGTTCTGATAACACTCAGCCTGGCGTTTGAACATGAATTCATAAATTTTACAGAACAAACCGGGATTACCCGCGCCCAGTATGAGATTCTTGCCGCTGAATACATCGCCCACGCTGAAGATGATGGCAGCAAAGTATCCGAAATGTTCAAAGGTGACGATTCTGAAAAAACCAAGCCCAAAGGTTGGACCAGCGCCACACCACAAAACAGACGAAGCTAAAAAAGCCACTTGCACGAATGTGCGAACCGCCTAAAATAATAATTGCGTAACAGATACCATCACTTACCTCCTAACTGAACATTAACAATCTGTCATGCTTGTAAGCAGACTCTCTTTTGAGGGCCTGCTTCTTTTTTTGTATGTATTGATTAGAAACAAAATTATTTTAGAAAGGATGAATACCATGACGAATACCAAAAACAGCTTCACCAGGTTCGCAGCTGCCGCAAAAGATTGCTTCTATGTGAACTCTTTTCGAGCAGACTTAGTTCAGTGCGACAGGGCCTTGAAAATGGACGGTGAAATGCGCGTCGAAGCGGAATGCTGGATGAACATTTTGGATGCCCTGGACGATAACGACATCAAGATGTATGTCGATAACGAATACCGTCCCGGACTTTTGAACCCGTTCCATAAATGGTAACGTTCCCAAAAAAACAAATGAATCACAACCCATTACTCATGCGGTAGGGCAGCATTGCTGTTCTGCCGCTATTTTTGTTTTTGATGTCGGTTACGTTATCGGGAAAAGCTTTGAGCAGCAAATGCGTTCTGCTAATGCAACCTGTGCCGAAAGCTTTTCCCATTGTGGCAGCAGTCACAGCGTTCGCCCTTATGTGCGCCGCGCTCACTGGCATCATTACTGGGTCGGGGAAGGCCGCACAAGACTCGGAGTCCGTTGGATTGAACCGGCCTTGGTTCTTACCAACAGCAAAAACGAAGCCGATGCGGCTATTGTAAGAAACGTGAAAGGAGCATGACAATGCTTAATCCAAATATCAATAATGCTCTCGAAACCAATTCAAGCAAAGCGGTGCTTCTCAGCATCAAAAAGCAATGGCTTGAAAAGATTCTGAGCGGAGAAAAGACCATTGAGGTCCGAAAAACCATGCCGTGGGAAATCAGCTATCCTTTTGTGGTGTTTTGCTACGAGACAAAAGCTGATGGTGGTGCCGGAAAAGTAACTGCTGCATTTGTTTGCCGAGACATCGATACGCTCGACTGTCTGCGTGAACTCCCGGCATATGCTATTGGCACAAAAGTAACCGAAAAGACCGCTCGATTCGTCAAGGATAGCTGCCTTACCGCAAACGAGCTGATTGCATACGGCAATAAGTCTGGCACTCTATATGGTTGGAACGTCTCTGACATCCAATCTATGGATATGTCACTGCGAGAGCTTGGCGTTAAGCGAGCACCACAGTCCTGGACGTATCTGCAAGTTCCCAACGACAAGACGTTCTGAACGATGCCTGTTGGGGCTGGCTGCATGTGCGGACCAAGCAAAACATCTACTGCACGATAGAATAAATCGTGCAAACAAAGCAGACTCTCAATTCTTGAGGGCCTGCTATTTTTTATTTCAGGAGGAAATAACCGTGATTCTTTATCATATCATGGCAGACACCGGATGCCTGCCGGACGATGTCATTCCACAGATACCTACGAATCGGATGAAAGGGGAGGACCAGGAAATCCCAAGAATTTGTCTTGGGCATACCCTTGACGACTGCCTGACCAGCATCGGCATTGCGCATTTTGTCTCAAAATTCCTGCTCGCTGAGCTGCGTCAGAACAAAAAATACTCCAAGGACATGCCGTTACCGTTCATTGTCCGAATGTACAACATCAAGGACGAAGACCCGAATCTCTTGACCGAGGAAGAAACACAGAAATATGTGGCGGATTCTGTCGTGACCAGTGAATGCTGGCTCACAAGATACGAGAAACCCGTCAAAATCCAGAAACTTTGGCTTGTGGGCGGCGAAGTGGTGCTTTGGCCCTATATCGTTGACGGCGTTGTATACAATTACCCAATCGTCCGTAACTCAATTTGGGCAGACAGCAAAACCTTGCCGGACCCGGAATTTCAGAATCAAATCATGGATATCACTCAGAAATGGCTTAACGAAGCCTGAAAAAGAAGCACATCAAAAGCTCTTGCACATCCTTGCGAATTCCATAGTATTAAAGTTGTACGACAGATAACATCTACTTGGCACGCCGCGTGCTCGTACAATTCATAATTCTGTTCTCATTCAAGGCAGACTCATCTTCATGATGGGCCTGCCTTTTTTGTTTACAGAAAAAGGAGGAATTAAAAACAAACCACAAATCTCAAATCACAATCTTCCGCTACAAGGAAAAGACACAAAAAAGGAGTCACAAAATGAAAGTCGAAAAGAATAATAACAGCATTTTTCGGAACAAGCATGTCCTGGTTGTCGTCGCGGTGATGTGTATTTTTACCATCATCGCCTGCATGGGTTTTATGCTTTCTGTTCCTGCACACGCAGAGGAAAACATAGCTCCCAAAACCGAACCTATCGCTTTTTCCACTCCCATTGAAACGGTGAATGAGCTCGATAAAGCGTTCCCGATAACGGAAACTTCCGAAGAAGCACAGGAGGAAATTACAACTGCTGAGGTCGAATCTTCCGATGCTGCAGAACCGGAACCACGGATTGAGACCGCAGAAGCAGCCATCGAAGAAGCCAAACCGAAACCCGAGACAATCCCAGATAATCTCAACGACAATGAGCTTGAAATCTACACAGCTCTGCGGTCCGCTGGCCTTTCCAAGGCCGGTACTGCCGCAGTGATGGGCTGCATGTCGATGGAGAGTGGTCTTAACGCTTCAGCCGAAAACCCTTCGGATGGCGGCTATGGACTCCTGCAATGGACTTATAGCCGAAAGACAGACCTTTTCAACTGGTGTTATGGCAATGGCTATGACACCAACACCGTTACGGGACAGGTGATGTTCTTCGTGTATGAGCTCAATAGCACATACAGCAAGGCCGCCAAATACTCATATCCGGTGTACGAAACTCTTACTACAAGCGACAGCCTGGAAGATTGCCTTTCGATGTTCTTCTCCCATATGGAAGCAGGAACCAACGTGATAATCTCTTCCCGCAAAGTCTATGCAGGAGGGCTGACCACGTTAGACCTGTACCGCAAACGCTTAACTGCCGCTTACAAATACTTCATTTGACTTAGGAGGAAATCACAATGAAAACAACCGTTTATCTGTCCCGAAAACTCTTGAACCAGTTAAAGGTAAAAGAAACCGAAAGCAAAGACCTTATGCTAACCCATAACCTACACAACATCATCATCAACGGTAAGCGTGTTGGCTGCTCAGGCCACATTCAGAACGTTCTCAACAATAAGTGCGTTTACGTCAGCACCGAAAAGAGTTGCTATCAGCCCTTGTCTGACAAGAACCTGGTTCGCTATGCCGCCAGTATGAAAGATTACTCCTCTGTATCGCTCGGTGCAAAAGGACGTAATCAGTTCGTGACCAATGATGAGTTGGTTGGAAAAATCATTGATATGCTCCGATAAGGGCATAAACAGAAAGAGAAAAAGCTCATGAAAACCGGCATCAAGAGTCAGATAGTAATAGTATCTGCTGTGGCAGCTGTTCTGCTCATTGTTATGAGCGTCTGCGCAATTGCGGAGAGCATTACCTTTGAGAAGGTTGCTGCTCTCACTGCAAGCGCACTTACCTTAAACAAATGCTGCGGCATCCTGTTAAACTAAGGAGAAAAAATCATGAAGAATAAATACAAAGTTGTTGCCTTGGTTCCTTTGGAGTTCTCTGTTGAGGGAAACCCCGATTCCAAAGAGGCAATCGAATCCGTCAAAAACATTTTCGAAGCGTGTCGGGATGATAACGACTGCGCGGACATCGTTTTTGATGGCATCGAAGAGTCACTTCGTCACGACAGTATCGAGTACAAAGTTGAAGCCGCCCAGCCTGAACCTGAGGTGAAGGCAAATTCCGATATCCGTTCTGTTGCCTCCGATATCTGCGACGTCTTCGAAAACTATCTCGACGAAAACGGTGTCTATATTGTGTGTGACGATGCAGACGAGGAGCAAGACCGAAAAGCAAACGAAAGCGGCGCGATGTTGTATGGCATGGAATATTGGCATCTTGTCGAAGATGTCGAGTTCCGTGTGAATCATATAAATGCACAATACAAGCTGTTCACCGTCTTTGATATTATGGAGGTATTTGATAAACTTCTCATTTCTAAAAAACTTGGTGACTTTGTACCGAGCGGCGAAAATCGTTACCGTTTGTATGCAAAAATCCTGAGCTGTCTGCGTTCTATCAGGGAGAAATTGTAATGAAAGGCTGGAATAGTTCTAAGCACCCCATTCTCACCGCAAACCAGATGCCTGCGCCGATTCATTGGAACCCAATGAACGAGGATTGGAAAATGCGGCTTACCAAAAGCCAGATTTACAACACCTCTTCTGGTTTCGATACTCAAACGCTCGATGCTATGAAGAAGCTGCATGACAAAATCCTCACATTTGGCGGGGATGAAGTCTGCATGACGGAATTTGACGAAGACGCCCCAAAAATCCTCAAACGCGGCCGGTTCTTTTATGGCAGCAGCTATATGAGGAAAGGCCAGGATTGCCAGTGCCATTACAATTCCGCAAGACTTTGGTATAAAAACAAAGACCGGTGCTTTATTGCAACGGGGTATGCTCTTTCCGAAGACGGGCTCTGGCGCTGTCATTCCTGGGTCGTTCAGCCAATGGCACGCACCGTTCGCGTGTGGGAAACCACCGTCAAGCGTGTTGCCTATTTTGGCGTGGTTTTGACCAGCGAGGAATGCGAAGACTTTGTCGAGAACAACACATAACAATTGAGGAGGTTGCCCAACATGGGTGAACAACTACATTTCAGTATGGATGGTGAGTTCCTCACCGCCATTGCACGTGACTGGTTCTGGAACATGGACAAGCCGTATAAAAAGTGTGAGGAGCTGCTGCTCTCCTGCATGATGGGTGGCAACGAGGAAGAAAAAAGGCATGTTTGCCAGGACATTATCGAAGGCCGGAAAAAACTTGTTGGTGTCAATGAGTTTGAACTTGTCGATGACAATGTTCATGTTCGTTCCCTCGGGCAGAAGGTTGAGGAGCTTCAACACAAGATGCTGGTCAATCAAATTCGTGAGGATATGATTGCACATCCGCTCAATTATGTTGACCGCTTTGCTATGACTGATAGCTATGAAACGCTCTGCACCAATGCAGAACATCATTATATCGATTGCAGCTATGACGGTATCAAGTGCTTCCTCTATGGGAAAACGGGTTATTCTGATGCATTCAACAACGGTGCATGGCTTTTTACCCACCCAGACCTTGTTGCAGAATTCAATGGAGAACCGCTTCCTGAGCAGGAATCCAACCCGGAATTCTACAAAACCGATTTTTGGACCAAGCTTGCCTCTTGGATTGAAGCAAACATGAAAGGCACATCCGTTGAACGCCGTCAGCGACTGTACAACAGCTATATCAGTAATAGACCCATTCAGCATCAGCTGACCGAATATGGTCTAATTGCTCCCGATGGCACCTGGTATGCCTGCGAGTTTGGCGAGCACGCTGCCCTGGCTGGCCGCATCATCATGCGCAATCGAGAAGCGTTTGGTCTTTCTGACTATGAAGTTCTCAATATGGCGTATGACTGGAGCGGCAAGGGTCTCGATTTCCTATATAAACGCGGTTGGATTGCCATTCGTAATCCTTCGATGGGCAATACATTCCTCGATATGGATGAGACCAAAACCGCAACAAAAGCTCAAGTAAATACCATTTTTGACTATATTTCTAAATTCAACCGCTATGACATGAATATTTCTAAAGTTATGGTTGACTAAAAAGGAGATTTTATTATGACTTCCAATATGACTATGACCGCTATTTCCATCTGTGATTTCCTGAAACTCATCGTGAAAAGCACGGTGAAGCATTACACCGAGGATTTCAAGCTGGACATAAAGATTTTCAAGCGCTATGCAAAAGAAGCACAGGAAACTGGAAAAGCAGTGCCAATGCTCTGGTTCTGCCGTTACAACGGAACGTATCTTTGTCTCGAAGAAGATGCTTACAAAGTAGGTACTTCGATGTTCAATACATTCAAGTACTACGATGAAAATATGGAAGACGAAGCTCGAACCATTAAAGCTTTTCTAGTCACCGTTACAGGGATGGAAGAGAGAAAGCCTATCGGCTGTATCACTCCTATCAACTATAAGGGCGAATGTGACCGCATCCGTCATTACGCGGTTCCGTCCCATAACGTTGAGGTAATATACAAGAATGGCACGCTCATTCAGGAACGGGAAGTCTTTGATAAATATCCAATCGTGAAGCACCCGAAGTTTGGTACGATTCGGGAAGCCAAATTCTTGGCCGATGACCCCGATGCTCTTGATTATGCATTGCACATGGCTCGCAATGAGAGAAAGGCAGGGTGACAGCCATGAAAACGATGGTTACATTGACTCACGAAGAAGCCCAAAGCTATTTGGCGTACGCTCTGATTTGCGAAACGATAGAAGGAGCCTTTTGGAATTCCGGACGCCGTCGCAGACTATACAGCAAGACGTTTACCGAAGCCGAACAGAGGCAGATTCCCCGCATCAAAGCCACTGCTCACAAATGGTGTTTGGTTACTGGTGTTCCTGAAAAGGTACGCATGAGATACAGCACCTATTTGCTGTGGCAGAAACTCGCGATGTTCTGCGCTGAAATTTAATTTTTCATTACCGCTGCCCATTTGGGTGGCGGTTTTTTGTTGCGGATTTATGCGAACGGCCTATAATCAAAAATGTACGATAGATAACAGTTATCGAAAAGGCACCCTGCTCTTCGCACACTTAACAATGCGCTTTAGGCGAACTTCCCATTTGGGTGGTTCGCCTTTTTGCGTATAAAAGAAAGGAAATAATTAAAATGAATGAGTACGAAGCAACAATACAAATCAACCCAACCGACGATATCAAGTTCATGCTTGAGGAGTCCGGCTGCTATGAGTCTGAAATTGAAATGATGAAGGCCGGTGGCACCTATGATGCGTTTGTCAAGCGTGTCTATGATGCCATCGACTGGTCTCATCTGTTTGAGCGTATTGCTCAGATGGAAAACGAAGCCATCACGACAGCTATCGACAAATTGTCTGATAGCATAATTTGATTGTTAGGAGGTAAATACTATGTACATTCTCATTAAAAACCAGGAAGGCGAAAGCATGAACTTGCTTTCCCAGAATACCGATTTCAACGCTCTACTGACAGCCATGAAAACTGACATTGAGGCAGAGTACGAAAAGGCGACAGGTTATGCGATTGACCTTGACGAGGATTCCGGCAGCGATTATGAAGTCGGTATCAACGTTGAGGACAGTGCAGCAGACGGTTTCTGCCTTGCGTCCGGGTATATGTACGGCGCAGACAGCAACTTTGACTGGGGCATTTTCAAAGTAAAGTCTCAGAAAAACAATGTTGCAGCGAAACCCTACATTAGCTTGGATATGAACAAGTTCTTTCGGCAGAAAATGCTGCTGATTGACCTCTCGGCAAAAGTAAAGGACCTCGGCTATGACCATCTGGCCGATGAGCTTTGGGGCGCAATCGGTGTCTTCGACGCTGTACAGGATTCAGCTGAAGGAGACGGTGTTTTCACTGCTCCGGAAGCGGATGAAGAAACCGGTCTGTTCCTTGACGATTTTTATAACGACGTTCTGGAAAAGATTCTGAACGCCGACAAGAAAAAGGAGGAAAAGTAAGCCATAGTTCCTGACTTTTACAAAATGAAGGCCGGGAAAGCCCACGGTTTCAACCGTGGGGTGAAAGGTGTCTAAGTAAAAAATAGTTGCTGTCTATCTTCGGATAGGCAGCTTTTTTGTTGCCCGAGCTTGCGAATTGCCTATCATGAATAGTAGAGCTCAAATGAAAGGAGGACGCTATTTATGCGCATGGTTGTTAAAACTTACAAGTACAAGCTGTACAACAGCGCAAAACGCACGAGTATCGTGCTTTGATTATTCCGGCACCTGTTATTCATCTTTATGGTGAGCAGGGCAAGGATGAATCGGATTGGTTTGCGTCAACACCCCCGCCTTAACCAGTCCGCTGGTTATAGACGGGGCTTGCGGGGCAACCCGTAAGCCCGGTTAATTAGCCTAAGTCTGCTGCTCCGGCGGCAGGAAACTACGTTGTGTACTAATAATATAGGCACCTTACTCATGCTCCACAAGTGGTGAGCTCTGCGGATGTTTGTTAAAAATCTCTGAGGGTAGGAGACGTGCAAACATCATACCGAAAGGTAAAACAGTACAACAACATTGGCGATGTGGACCACAGGGCGCAAGCCCTGACTTATTGATTCATTATTTACGAAAGGAGTGCCTTGCATGAGCACTTGTGTTTGTGTTCTCAGTAAGAATGGCGAACGCCTGATGCCGACTATCCGTCTTGGCAAGGTGCGCCATCTTCTGAAAGACGGAAAAGCAAAAATTGTTAAGCATCATCCATTTACTATTCAGTTACTGTATGACAGCAAAACAAACACGCAGCCTATCGAAATCTGCGAGGATGTTGGATACAACTACATCGGCATCAGTGTGAAAAGCGAATCTCACGAATATGTGTCTGCCCAGTATGATACATTACAGGATGAGAAAGACTGCCACGATGATTGTCGTAGAATGCGCCGCACCCGCAGAAACAGACTGCGTTACCGTAAACCGCGTTTCGATAACCGCAAGCGCAGCGAGGGTTGGCTTGCTCCATCTTTGAGACATAAGAAAGAACTCAATGTCAACGTTGTTAAGATGTATTGCGAAGTAATGCCTGTTACGCATGCAATTGTTGAGGTTGGTTCTTTTGACACAATGCTCGTAAAAGCAATCGAGGAAGGCAAAACCACACCAGAAGGTGCAGGTTATCAAAAAGGCCCCCGCTACAAGTTGGCAACTTTGCGGGAGGCGGTATTCTATCGGGATAACTACACTTGCCAGGTTTGTGGGCGCAAAGCTAATGAAGGTGCAATTTTGCACGTGCATCACATGTTTTATTGGAAGGGCCGCCATGGCAATAGTCTCAGCGAGCTTGTAACCGTATGCGAGAAGTGCCATACGCCAGCTAACCATCAAAAAGGTGGCAAGCTCTACGGATTCGGTGAAGATATAAAGTTCGCCAACCTTTCTGGTGCAGCATTTATGAACACTGTGCGCTGGCAAATCGTTAATGAACTTTACGCTGCTTTTGGAAAGCCGTTCGTCACATTCACTTATGGCGCGATGACCAAGGAAAAGCGAATTGCCCTTCATCTTAAAAAGAGTCATAACAACGATGCGTATGCAATGGGAAGCTTTCATCCAGTTGACCGCTGCGCATTTGAACATTATGAAAAGATGAAACGCAATAACCGCATTCTCGAAAAGTTTTACGACTCGCGGTATATTAACATTCGCACTGGTGAAGTGGCAAGTGGCAAAGAGCTCTTCAACGGCAGAATTAGCCGTAATCACAAAAAAGATTCGGAAAATCTGCACAAATACCGTGGAAAAAGGATTCGTAAAGGCTATCGTGCGCTACGTCGCAAGAAAGTAGCCCTCAATCCCGGTGATTTGGTTTCTCTTAACGGGGAAATTCTTACTGTCCATGGCACTCATACCAAAAAGAATGGTTCTGTAAACGTAAAATTCAAAACCCCATCAAAAAGTGGTAAAAAATCCGTAAGCCTTAAAAAGTTGAAAATTATTAAAACGATAAGCCCCATGCGCTCTGCGTGGGATAAAGTATCTTAAAAACTCAAGAAAGGAGACATAGGGTATTTGCATTTACTGAGTGTACCTCAAATATACTCTTAGTCAGCGCATTCTTCGCCGCCTAAGTCGCAAGCGACTATAGACGGTGTACCCTGCGCACAAAATTTATGGATTATGGCAATGCGTTTGCTACCACAGACGTTTTTGTGAATCCGCGCAAGGGAATTCCTTTCGTGCAGTGTTCCACTGAGAATCAACTTTCTGATTTCAGGAAAGCTGATTCCCATGAATAATATCTGACTCGTATCTTTGCGGTCGTTCCTTTTGGAGCGGCCGCTTTTTTTTTGTTTTTTAGTTTTGTTGCACAAATGTGCGACTCTCTTAAAATAGAAATTAGGGAGGTGCTGTTTTGAAAATTCAGAGAATCGTGCCTGCAACTGCTCATTCTATGAAGGATGCTTTGCCACTTGGCACTATCCTGACGGTGAAAAATGTTGCAGACCAGAAATATATTGTAGTGGGTTACGATACCAGTGCTGTTCCACACAACTACTACGCGGTTCCCTGGCCGCAGGGGTACATGGGCGAAGAAAACATGTACCTGGTAGAATTTGATGATATTGCGAAAGTTCTGTGTCGCGGCGGAATCAATGAGGAATCCAGAGTTTTCTTGCAGGCACTGGATGATGTGTTAAACGGGAGGTGACACGGTGACGGTAAAAGAGCTGAAGCATATGCTTGAGAACGCGGAAGACAATGCTATCGTCGTTGTGCGAAATAACTGGGCTCCGGCGGAATTCCTGAATACCTCTGCTCGGAAGATGGTGCTTGTGAAAGCAAATGGCAAGCTCATGACGCCGAAATGGGCCGAGGCGAGCGGGTATATCTGCGAAGGCCCTGCTATGTCGGCAATTTTATTCGATTGAGGTGAGAAAAATCATGCCCGATAAAAAAGTGGCCACGCAGGCATCTGATGGACCCTGGGAACGCGAAACCATCATCACATTCAATGACGCGGAGAAGAAAGCATCCTACTACACCTGCAACAAAGCTCGTATGGAACAGCTAAAAGAGCTTGCCAAAGAGTACCCTGATGCTGTTAAAATCACGCGGGATGAGGGCTGGTGTATGGAGGCAGATATGCCCAAGAAATGGGTCAAAATCAAGCCGCCTCGCAAGCTGACCGAAGAGCAATATGCGGAACTGGTCAGACGCGGCAAAGAACTTGCAGAGCGGCAGCGACAGGCAAAGAACTTAGTGAAGGAATAATCCGGCTTCATATGCCGAAAGAGGAGGATATAAAATGTATAATTCTTACAGCGCTCTTAATCTATTGGGCGGAATGCTCTACACGGTGATTCTTTTGGTAGTGGCGTATTTTGTACTCAAAATTGTTGCAAACTGGAAGATTTTCGAGAAGGCCGGGCAGCCTGGCTGGGCATCCATCGTCCCGTTCTACAGCAACTACATCGAATTCAACATTTACTGGGGGAACGGCTGGTTGTTTCTGATTCCGGTCTTGCTGAGCCTTTTGTCTGGCATCCCGCTGCTCGGCAATCTGTTCTTGGTTGTTGCCCTCATCATCGGTGCTATTACCAACTACAAGAAAGCCGTTGCGTTCGGTGAAGGTATCGGGTTCACGATTGGTCTTTGCCTTCTGAATCCGGTGTTTAACATGATTCTTGCTTTCGGCCATTATGAGTATCACGGTATCCCGCAGGATGGCTATTCCTATTCTCAGCTCAAGACCAAATATGAGGAAAAGAAAGCCGAACAGCAGAACAACCCCGGTACTGTTCAGTATCAGGCTCCCGAGACTCCCAAAGAGCCGAGCCAAAATGTTCAGTATCAAACTCCGAATGCCCCTGCTGAGGTTCAGACCCCGCCAACTCAGCAGAATCAAAATCAGGACAATGGCTGATATTATTTGGGTCGTTGTGTTTCTCTGCGTTCTCATCGCGTCCTGCTTTGGAATGTACTATTTCCAGGGTGAGAACAAACAAAAATTTGTGTTTTGCTTTTTGCTGGTAGCATTATCTTTTGGAGTTCTTGCGTTTCGGCTCCTGGATATTGCCTACACAATGATAAACGCAGCTGTCAAAGCCGCACAATGACCTTTTTGCAATTTTCAAACTGTTTTTTGGCAGACCTTCCAACCGAGGGCCTGCCATTTTTATTGTTGCCAGGAGGAAAATCTATGAAAATCCGATTCTATACAAACAACAAAGAAGCTATTGTATTCGACCTCGAGGATATTTTGAAGCAGCTCAACATTGAAGAGCAGGTAGCCACTGTCGGTCTTGTCATTGAAAAAGACGAGGCCGAGGTTGAGGCAATCGCTCAGACAATACAAGACGATTATCCGAACATGTATCTCCAGGCAAAAGAATACGGACGGAATCTGACCTTGGCTTGTGCGGAGCTTCCGAACCCTACTAACCCGGATATTGTAACCTACCTCTATGCGGGCGATGATGCTACGGAAACTGACAGTTGGATTGCGAAAGTGAACAACACAATTCGTGCGCAAGGGGATAACAGTGAACGGCTCATCCATATTGACTCGAATCTCGCTGCCGTGGTAGAAGCAAACGAAACGGAACAAGGATACTATGCTTCCACCGTGTCGCAGCATGACAAGGCCACAAACGAAATGCTGAGTTTCCGGCAGATTGCAGAGTCACTGGAAGCTGTTGGAAATAACTACAAATACCAGAGTACAAACAATATTCTGACTTCAAGAACCAAAGCGGAAAGGAACTACATTGTCCGGCTTATCAAGATGTATTGCGACGATACCAAATACCTTTCCGGTGCTATGCCGCAAAGTGAGTACCCGTTCTGTGTCCAGAACGTTGACGCTCTGAACCAGCGTGATGCGCAGTGGTCCGAAATCAAAGAGTATCTTGCACAGGACGAGAATCGCAACAAGCTGGATGTGATTCTTGGCTTCGTGCCGGATGCGGAGAGCGACAAGACTCTAATTCTGCACAGCATTGAAGAAAAAGGGAAGGCCATGTCTGATTCTGAAATCGAAAAAGCATATAATTTGCTGTTTGGTGACTGTAGCAATGGATGAATAATCTTGCGCTTTCGTGCGAGACCCGTATAATTTAGCTTGTACGATAGATACCATCTACTAAGCACACTGTGTGCTCGTACAATTCACACTTCGCTTTTGGGCGGACTTCCCACACCGGGAGGTTCGCCTTTTTGCGTACAAAAAAGGAGTTTAACTATGGATAACGTATGGACAAATCTTGGCAACCGACTCGAAACTGCTTGGAAAAGACCAGCAAGGCCCAACTCTAAACGCCCGAAAGACGGTGAAATCATCGACGAAGAGAAATCGGTGCGCTGGAACAGGGAAGAGGCCGTTCGCCGACAGAAAGCCTGGGATGCGGAATGCTCTCGGCTGAAGAAGGCGCAGAATGTAGAAATCGAACACATCTCGGAAGCTATCGAACTTCAAATTCAGGAAGACATCAAAGCCGAAACGAAACGCAGCATTTCCAAAAAGGCTGCAACCATCCTCTGGCAAAAAGCCTACGACCGTGGCCACGCCTATGGTTTCGCTGACATCTACTGTGCCATCGAAGACTACGAGGAGCTGGTTGTTGCCGTACTCACAAACGCTCGTTGAAAGAAAGGAAAATACCATGAAGCTGAATGAATACCTCGCTAAAAATGCCGTCAAGCTGATGATTAAGGGCTCTGGAGAAAAGAATCCTACGCGCCAGACCAATGACCTCGGCATGTACGATTATGTTGAGAACCTTGAAAGCGTCCTCGGCAAAATGGTCTGGATTTGCGATTATCGCGCAAATGCGGACCCGACCAAAAAGCCGATTCGTAACATCAAACCTACCCCGGTTGTTGTAACGGACGCAAAAGAAACGAGCAAAGCCATCTATTATTCTCCGGTCTATTTTCGGCCGGTAAATCGGGGTAAGATTTCTTCAACCGTCATTGCCCCATTGGACAACACCGGGTATCGCTGCTGCTCCGGCACTTCCGTCAACATCTTCTACACGAAAGAAGAGTGCGTGAAGTGCTATCGGGAGCAGGTTCGACAGGCAAACGAGATTTATGAGAAAGAGAAGGCTCGCATCATCAAAGAGTTCGACGCTCGCATGCAGATTCTCAATGATTCTCTCACGCCGTTCAACGATGTCCCGCAGAGCGACTACACCGTTGTTGCAAAAATGGATGTTACGAACGATTCTCTCGGATACAATGAGAAAAATCGGCATTTTTATCTCGAGACGACCCGAACCATGATTCCGACTCGCTATACCATCGAAAGGCTCAAGATGCAGGCACTGATTGGCCTGGTGGATGAACTCCGTGCAAACACCACCTGGCAAAAGGGCATCCCTTTCCGTATCCTTATCAGAACAACAGTTTTCGTGGATGGTATTGAAGATGTCAGCCAGGCCACAACGGAATCTCAAACCATTACCCTTTGATGAACCATGAAGAGCGCACGCCCCGTCTATAGCCGTAAGGCTTAGGTGGGGAGGTTCACAAAAAAACAAAACAATACATATGTGAGGTAAAATGTTATGTCTAACAACATGTCTATTTCTTCCATCAAGGAACATTATAATAATCTCTGCACCAAAGCCAAAGAATGGAGTGCCGCCTACTATGAGCAGGATGCTCCGGTTGTAACGGATGAGGAATACGATTCCGTGATGCAAGAGATTCGTGATATCGAAGCGGCACATCCTGAGTTCGTGACCGCTGACAGCCCTACACAGGTTGTTGGCGGCAAGCGTGTTCTCGGTATTCCGGTTGAACACCGTGTACCGATGCTTTCTCTGCTTGATGTGTTTTCCGATGATGAGGTCCGCAGCTTTGTGGATTCGGTGAAAGCTGAATACTCCGATGTGACCTTCTCTGTGGAGCGCAAAATCGACGGTCTGAGCTTGTCTCTTGTCTACGAACGTTCTGACGATGGTCTTGCCTATCTGACCCAGGCTTCGACGCGCGGTGACGGCCATGTCGGTGAGGATGTGACCGCCAATGTCGCAGCCCTCACTTGCCTGCCTCGCAGCATCGAGCTGCCCAAGGGTATCGGCAAAATCGAACTCCGTGGCGAGTGCTATATGTCGGAAAAGGACTTTGAAACAGCCAATGCAAAGCAGGCGGAAGCAGGGAAGAAGCTCTTTGCGAATCCCCGCAACTGCGCTGCTGGCTCTCTGCGTCAGGCTGACCCGTCTATTGCACGGGAACGCAATCTGCAGGTGTTCGTTTTCAATGTTCAGAGCGTCAACAATGGTGATGCAGCACAGTTCAGCCCGTATCATTGTGACCAGCTGAACTATCTGCGTGACATCTGCGGTTTTAAGACCACCTATTACGCTCATTGCAATGACATTGATAGCATCTTGGCAGCCATTCACGACATTGAGGAAAAACGCTATGATATCGATTACCCGATTGACGGCGCAGTCATCAAAGTCGATGAACTGAGCATTCGCCAGAAGATGGGCGAGCGCACCAAAACCCCGAAATGGGCTATTGCATACAAGTATCCCGCAGAGGAAAAGGGAACTGTCTTGCGCAACATCCAGCTGCAGACGGGTCGTACCGGCCGCGTCACTCCTGTTGCTGTCTTTGACCCTATCCAGCTTGCTGGTACTCGTGTGGAGCGTGCAACGCTCAACAACGCCAACTTCATCAAGACTTTGGATATCCGTATCGGTGACACGATTGTCCTGCATAAGTCTGGCGACATCATCCCGAAAATCACAATGGTGGAGTTGGAAAAGCGTCCTGCAGACGCTGTGCCTTATGACATGGCAAAACAGGTCTGCCCCGTTTGCGGTGCGCCTATCGCACCGGTCAACGGTTCTGTGGACCTCTACTGCACCAATGACGCTTGCCCGGCAAAGACTGTGAATCGCGTTATCCACTTTGCCTCGAAGCCCTGCATGGACATCAAGGGGCTTGGCCCTCAGATGATTCAGGACTTGGTTGACAGCCGGTTCATTGAGAACCCCGTTGACCTGTACTGGCTCTATGAGGAGGAAGGTGAACTGACCAACATGTATGGCGCGAAGATTGCCAAGAAGGTTCTTGCTGCCATCGAAAAGTCCAAGGAGCAGAATGCCGACCGCGTCCTCAAGGGCCTTGGCTACCGTCTCATCGGCGGTCATGTTGCTCGTGCGCTGTTTACTCAATGCAAGGCTACGAATGGCAACCTTCTGACACTGTCCACGCTCAATGTAGATACCATCAAGGAGTACAACATTCCCGGCTTTTCTGATGCTATCTATGCTGCGCTCGATGCGATGCTTTCCAGCGCTGAATTTACGCAGGAAGTCAATACCTTGCATGATGCCGGTGTCAATCTTGACTACCATGCTCCGGCAGGTGCCAATGATGAGTCTGCGCCGCTCGCTGGCAAGACATTCGTTATTACCGGTACACTGCCTTCCATGAGCCGCGATGAAGCCAAGACTTATATCGAAGCGCATGGCGGCAAAGTCTCCGGAAGTGTCTCCAAGAAGACGAGCTATCTCGTTGCCGGTGAAGCTGCCGGTTCCAAGCTGGATAAGGCAAATTCGCTGGGCGTGCCCGTTCTGAGTGAGAACGACCTCAAGGCAATGTGCCAGTGAGGAGGTCTCGGAATGTACGGCTTTGACCGCATCATCAAGGCTGCGGAGTCCTGTAACTTTCACGACGCATTTGCCTCTGACATCAAACGCTGTGAAAATGCTCTTGGCATGGGTGGCCTCATGGCAATCAATGCTGAATGTTGGCTTGATGTCTTGAGCGCCATGCCGGATGCTGAAATTGCAGAATACGTCCGTACCAAGTACAAGCCCCGTCTCTTGAATCCGTTTAAGGGAACGTCCTTGTACATCAAATCTTAACCTCTTGCCGCTTGCCCTTCACAGGGTGAGCGGCTTTTTCTTTTTGACTTTATTTGCGATTCCCCGATAATAAAAGTACGAACATACGAAAGGAGCATGTCGTCGATGCTCAAAAAGCTCAAATTCTTAATTTTTTGTGCATTTGTTGTTTGCGCCGCAATGCCAGCTACAGTATATGCCGAGAGCTTCACAACTCAGAATGCTGCTGTCGAAACTATAACTCAACACACCCTAACCTTTAACCCAAACTGCACAGACGACTCCTATTTCATCTCTGAATCGTCCATCGATATTCCCGAATCGCATAAATATGGTACGCTTCCTGTTCCGAGTCGAAAAGGCTATGAGTTTCTTGGGTGGTATACCGCATCGGATGGCGGAAATAAAGTATCTGAATCCACGGTCATGGGCAGCAGCGATACCATTGTATATGCTCATTGGACTGCCTATACCATCACTATTAACTATCACAACGACGGTGCTCAGACATGGCATTCCTATTGCACACATGCAGTCAACAGCTGTACGAACCTTGACATCGTTGAATCGGAATCTACCGCCTATGACACAGCGTATACCCATGCAGAGTACGGTATTCTGGATGTCGGCCGCTTCACAAAAGCAGGATACAAAGCCAGCAATCGCTGGAAAGTTGGGTCCAAAGACAGTTCCGTGATGGTGGTGGACACAAACTGGAGCGAGGAGCTCGCAGCAAGCGCAACTGGAAAAACCGTGGCAAAATATCTCGGCGTGGATGCTCAGCTTGAGCAGAGCAATGTGACCGTTGACCTCTACCCGTATTTTATCGAGGACTCGTATAATTCCGTTGTAAACGGTGTGACACCCGCCTCCACAACGGTTGAGGCATATGTACCCACGCTGTATTCGCTCATTGTGCCTGAGAGCGTAACTTTAGGCGGGAATGCTGGCAGCGGTGAAAAGACAGCGACTTTGCCCGTGATGGTGAAAGGCGACATCGGCCTATCGCAGGAAGTCAATGTCAGCACAACGCCTCCCACCATGAAAAGCAACAAGGCGGCGGATGTGCTTGCGAGCGTGGAAACTCCCAAAGCAGTGTGGAACCGTGACGACACCTTAGCCAGTATCACCTCGAACTATACGGTGAAAGCAAATCTGACTCCAGGTGATTGGAGTGGTACAGTATCTTTTGTTTGCTCTGTATCGGAGAACTAAACACAATGTTGCACGACTTTGCACGATGTTGTAACATTCTAAAAAGCCACTAACACGCGTGCAAACTTTTTTCAAAAAAGTTTATACAGCTTCTTGACGGCGTGTGCGACACCCATAAAATAGATAATGTAACAGAGATATCATTGATTTGCCATAGTTCATATACCTCCTGGAAGAAGGACAGATGCCCATATTGGGTTTCTGTCCTTTTTCTTTTTGAGGATTCCCGCAGATTTTCTGCGTTTTATATAGATTTATCCCACGGAATGTGGACTTCTGACAGCCGAAGGAAAGGCTGATTACATAGAATTGTCATGCTAATCAGCATGGCACGTATACACTGCGTCAATGTGTTTATATAAATGTTCCTGCACGCGAACGCCGCGTTAAGAGCGTATTTATATATACCGTATAGCAATTACAAACCTTTAAGGAGGACATTACCATGATTCGAAACATAATTTAGCGAGTAGACACCATTATCAGCAACCACGAAACCAAAGCTAAGCAATTTGCAGTTAGCTATGGTTCATTCGTTCACAGTCTAATTAAGACCTAGCTGAGCAAAGATGGTGTGATACTCGCGCTCCTGCTGGAGCAAGTGAAACTGACCGAGGCCGCGAAAGCTCTGCTGCTTTTGGCAGTAGTATCAATCGTTGGCGCATTTCTTGTCAAGAAAGTCTTCAAAAACTACAGCCACATCAAAGGATTGGCCGAAGACTTTCTGAAATCAGCTGACGTTTTCGGAGCTGTCAAAGAAGCGATTTCTGATATCGCCAGCGGCTCCTGCAAAACAAACAACAAAAAAGAATAATAACATCCCCGATATATGGGGCTCACATTGCTGTGGAGATAAATTCGAGAGCAGCACGGCAGCCCCACGTTACGGGGTTATATTATGGCTAAGAAGAATAACAACGTCACTTTCAACGTCGGCATCACCAACCATTACTTTGACGCTATTTCGCGCCAGAAGTTACCCATGAGCGATGCCGCTTGTGAACCGGTTGATAATGCCATCTCTAATTGCAAAGATGCCATTAACATCTTGGTCGCGATTGTGAAAGGCCATGCCAAAAACCTAATCGGTGTGGTTATTGCCGACTGGGGCAATGGTATGTCTAAGGAAAAGCTGCCGGAAAACCTACAGTTTGGCAACGGCCACAGCAATGAGGGCCCGCTGTGCATCCATGGCGTTGGCCTGAACAATTTCATTTTGGTTGCCACCCGCAACAAGTATCCCTGGTTCATCGCTTCCAAGCAGCCTGGAGAGGACAGCTATCACCGCGTTGACGGCCCGTTCGCCACGACCATGACGATGTCCGAGCAGGAAGAGATTCCTATGGCAGATGTCGTTATGCGTGAGCAGTTTAAGGCTCTTGGCGCTCCTTCTACCATCATCTATGTGGAGATGGACAAGGCTACCGCCAGCACCATGCTGACCAAGAACGGCAGCTGCGCTGAGAGCCGAGTCACCAGCCTGAACGTGCTGCGTACCTGCCTGGCTGAGCACTTTGGTGTCAAGTACCGCAATTACTTGGCACCTGACGCTACCGGCGTTGCTCCCGCCCGTATCCTGATTCCTGATTTCCATATGGCGAATGGCAAGACGTGCGATGTGCTCGTCAAGCCCATTTTCCAGCCGTATAAGGAGAAGCAGAAGGAAAAGAACTTCACTGTTGACTATGATGGGTACGAGATTCCTGTCAAGGTTGAGTGTGGTCAGCTGGATACGGATGCGACCAAAGGTGTTGTTACTGGTGGCTATGACTTGAAGCATTTCTACCAGAACAACATGCTTACACAAGGCTTGGATATCCAGCTCGGCGAACGTGTTATCGCCACCGCTCAGTTTGATACCATCTGGGACAAGGCTCGTCACCCGGCCTTCAACGCTTTCACCGGCGTTGTTGCTGTTGATATTTCCGGTCTGCCGCGTGGGTTCTTGAATACCCTCGCCAACAAGTCGGATATCGACCTGAGCGACAAGGGATGGCGTAAAATTTTCGACGCTATTGCCGAAAACGTGAAGCCTCTCGAAAGCGAGCCTCTCACTCTTGAGAAATATGCGCAGGATTTTGCAAATCGGCTGGTTGCAGACACCGGGAATGAAGTTGAACTCCAGTTCCCTCTGTACGCAAACCGGACTCGTATCGACGTTCTGGAACATATCGACGAGTCCCACTGCAAGATTTATGACTTCATGAGCGGCGTTGCTACTTTGAAGTCTGTAACCGAGCTGCGGACTCATTGGGATGGCATGGTTGCACAGGGCATTCAGCCTGTTTCGGCTGTGATGTTCTGCAATAAGCGCGGTCCTATGCTCAAACATACCTGCGACGAGATGAACACTCTCGTGCAGGCTATGAATGACGAGGACTTCTACATGACCCTCGAAGCTGCTGGTGGTGATGCATCTAAGATGCCGCACTACAACTTCGATGTTATTCTTGACCAGAATATCCCCGTGAAGAAATAACATCACTTGCCGTCATCCGAAAGGGTGGCGGCATTTTTTTTGTTGAGCCATTGCTCAAACATCGAGATTCCTCATGTGGGATATAGCGTTTTGTACAGATATATGCTATAATTGGCACAAAAAGGAGGAACCGACATGGCAGAAAATAATAACAACGGTGGCAAAAACACTAATATCATCACCAAAATCAACGATACCATTTCCAAAGTCCTGGGCGATTTCCCGCCCGTTGTTCAGACAATCGCAAAAATCGTTGTCTTCGGTGGGCTCATCCTGCTTATCGCCAAAGCCATCGGCTATATTTTCCCGGTTATTGTGAACGTTCTTTTCAACCTCTTAGTCAAAATCGTTGGCTTCTGCATTCTGGCAGCCTTTCTTTACGGCTGCTGGTACGAGGTAAAACTGCAAATGACTCGCGATGAAAACTCCTTCCTGCTGAATGAACGACTCAAGTATCAGAAAAAAGAATACGAGGAACGTGAGCGCAGAAGACAAGAACGAGATAACAGACGATAATACATAATCACACATAGGCTGTCCAGCTTCGGCTGGGCAGCTTTTTTTGTTTTCCTATTGCAGGTTCTTGCGAATTGCATACCATGAAATTTGTAGAAAGGAGTTTCTCATGAAAACACTCGAATCGATTTTCAGTAGAACTGCACAGTTTGGCTTTCTCATTTATCTGACCGGCTGCTTTGGCCTGTTGATTGTTTTAGGCGCTGCAGTCGCAAAATGGCTTAAACTCATCAACGTAATTCAATATATTGCCTTTGCTTTTGGACTTGGACTCCTCACTTTGCTTATCGGCATGGTGGGTCTCTCACTCCTCGGCATTAGGGGTATTGAAGAATTTTAGTGGAATGACCCCATCCCACTAAGTTCCTTCAATATCACAGGCGGATGTACTTTTGTACATCAAGATGACGAGCTGCACTTGTACGGTTTTCCCAGCTTGCAACCATGCGAAGGCGTCATCTAGCCAAGGGAAACACAACCTCCTGCTTCGGCAGGAGAGATTTATCGTAAAGGAGGTGGCGAATATGTCCACTGTTTATGTACTTAACAAAGACGGTAAACCTTTGATGCCTACAACTCGCGGCGGACATGTGCGCCACCTGCTTAAAGAGCAGAAAGCACGAGTCGTAAGAGCAAAACCGTTTACCATCCAACTGCTGTATGAAACCAATGATGTAGTGCAGCCCCTATATTTAGGCATTGACCCTGGTAGAACCAATATCGGCGTTGCCGTTGTTAAAGCAAATGGAACGGCAGTCTTTACGGCACATCTGGAAACTCGCAACAAAGAGGTTCCAAAATTGATGCAAGACCGTAAAAAAGCCCGCCGTGCAAGACGCACAAACGGCAGACGTTGTCGCCGTCAGCGGAGAGCTAAGGCAAATGGCACCATTTCTAAGAAGTGCGTGAAGCAAGATACTGCTCAAAGTAAGAATCCTAGCAAACGTGCAAAAGAAATTGGCATCATCAAACGTCGCCTTCCGGGTTATAAGAAAGATGTACTCTGCATTGGTATTAAAAACAAAGAAGCAAAGTACACCAATCGCACAAGACCGGAAGGATGGCTTACGCCTACCGCGAATCAGTTGCTCCAAACACACATCAATTTGGTGAGAAAAATTCAAAAGTTCCTTCCTATCAGTGATGTTGTGCTTGAAGTAAACAAATTTGCGTTCATGCGGCTTGATAATCCTGACATTCAGAAATGGCAGTACCAACAAGGCCCACTCTACCAAAAAGGGAGTCTTGAAAATGCTGTTTCTGAAATGCAGGAACACCATTGCCTGTTCTGTGATAAACCCATCGACCATTACCACCATGTAGTGCCGCAATCCGAGAATGGCAGCAACACCATTGCCAATATCGTTGGTCTATGCGCGGAGCATCATAACCTTGTTCATAAAGATGCTGCCTGGCAAAAGAAACTTGCCGAAGAAAAAGTTGGACTTAACAAAAAGTACGGCGCTTTGAGTGTATTGAATCAAATCATTCCGGCACTGACGAATAAATTGAGTGTGCTATTTCCAAAGCACTTTTTTGTGACAGCAGGAAAGAGCACCCATGACTATCGTGCAACGCACGGTGTAAGTAAAGACCATTGGCTCGATGCTTACTGCATTGCTTGTTCTGTTTTGCCGAGTGATGTTTGTGATAGCAATATCAACAATCATATGCCGTATGAGCTGAAACAGTTTCGCCGCCATGCTAGAAGAGCGTTAAACAATGAAAATATGAACCGCGTGTACACGCTCAATGATAAGGCGGTTGCTATAAATCGGTATAAAGCAACGGAACAAGAAGCTGCCAGCCTAGAAGAATTTCGCAAAGAGCATCCGAATGATGTTTGCAAGCTTAAAGTTAAAGAGCACCATCCAACATACAGAAACATGAACCGTAACTATCCAGGAAGCATATTTCTTGTTGGAAAGCATGTTCATATAATGCAAGGAATAGCTGGCTCTAAAGACGGAAAAGCAACAACATACAAAGACTCTAACGCAAACTCAATAACGGCGAGTAAATGCAAATTTGTTGCAAAAAATTCTGGCATATTGTTTGTGTAGTATGAATTAAAAGTAATAAAACCACGAAAAATCTTCAATAGCCGCAAAACCGCAAACATAAGGAGGCAAAACACGTATGAGTAAAAAGATTATCAATATCACCGCAGCTGCCATGGCACTCGCCGTGACACTTTCCGGCTGCGCCACAGCTGTGGTTCAGGAACGGAAAGACCAGGCAGCCGCAGCAGCAAGCGCAGAAGCAGCACAGGCTGCCGTCACAGCAACACCGGAACCGACAGCAGAACCGACCCCGGAACCCATCAATGCCTGGTCTTTGTTGTCGAATCTCCCGGATTTCACGCCCGGCACGCTGGACAATCCTGACACTACCTGGCCGGACGGTATTCCGATGGGGCAGAGTCCTTTGTCTTACGATGACGGCAGCAAGTTCTATTCGCTGCGCAGCGTTGATACCGGCAAAACACTGGATATCACGGACGTTGCATTACAGGATGTACGGAATTTGCCTGTAAAGGGATATCTGAAATTGAACGAACTTGAAAACGGTGATACAGTCATTGGTGAAATCAACGCAGAATCCACAGGCGAAGGCGTAGAAAAGGAAATCAGTGATTTTTCCATTCACACTGCCAGCAAGGATGACGGCTGTGACTATTATCCGATTGGATATAACGGCGGTTCACTGACCTTGATGCTGGACGGTCGTGCAGCCAATGATGATGGCATCAATATCGGCGATGCGTTCCTTGACGGCCTCTATTATTCGTCTGTCACTCCGGACAAATTCGACGGCTATCCAACTGACGGAGAACCGAAAGAGCAGTTCAACTTCCTGTATGGTTTGTTTGGCAATCCGTCCGGGCTTTATTGGACGAACAACGATTCTGTCGCTTTCGATTCCAGCAAGCAGTACCGTACTTTCGAGGATTTCCGGGATGCGCACTATGATGTCGAAATTGGCGGCAAGAACTTCTATCTGGTTTGGAACTATGACGGGTATAGTGTTGTTGCGGCGTGCAACGATACCTTTGACAGCGCTAATGTGAAGGGCACTACGATTCAGGATATCTACTTGTTCCCGAACATGACAGAAACCAAGTACCTAGTCGAAAATTCCGGCAGCCTGATTAGTGGTTATCTGGGTTATGGTGAAGTTCCCGTCATCTTGACTGGTACATACGCATCAGTCAACAGTGATTCGACTGTCGAACAGGATACAAGCGCGGAAGAAAACACCGACGCTGAATCTGGTGACAATTCCACGGCGGACGAAAACGCTGAGTCCAGTTCCGATGATAACAGCGACAGCTCGGAAAATTCAGATTCCTAATTCTTAAAAAATAGTTATTGCGTATTCGTGCGAAACGCATACAATAAAAATTGTATGATAGATAACAGCACACATACGCTATAATTTCACAATTCTGAGAAGCAGACTATCCGTTTGGAGGTCTGCTTTTTTTGTTGGAATTTTGCGGTGCTTTGCTGACGTTTATCGTAACTAAACACTACAAGGAGAAAGAAAAATGACCGTAACGAACACTGTAACAGAAACAGAACACTTAACTCCCCTGCGTTCCGCTGTAGAGCACATCAACTGGAATACTTTGTACCAGCAGAAAATGGCTCTCGAAGAAGTTTCTGACATGCTCTATGCCAAGAGAAAAGAGGATGACACGTTTGGCAAGGCTTCCGCCTGGCTCGAAAGCGTCATTGCACTCATGGAACGCTTGGGGGATGCAGCAGAAGAGGAAGGAAAGTTTGATTATCCCGAGCGGGACGAAAACGATGAACATCTGGATAACAGGTTCAATCATGTGTTGAATCAGTACCCGGATGTGGATATCTGACCAGTTCATATCAGGAGGACAATGATGCGGATTAACAGCAGTTGTGTGCTTCACAGCACCACGAGTCTCAACGCAAGAGTTCTTCCGCTCATTGGACGGGTCGGAACTCTTGAGCTGTCAAGTGGGCAGCCACTCGTATTCAAAACAACAACGCCAAAGCAACAAGACGTCCTGCGTACCAGCACAGTAAAAGCTATTGGCTTTGCAGGAAGCAGAATTTTTGTCAAAACCGAAAGAGGAACCCAATACACATTTGAATTCCAATAACACCCAAGCGGCCACTAATCTCATTTTTTTTATAGATTGGCGGCCGCTATTTTTTTATCAATTTGAAAGGAAGTTTTTATCATGAATTTCATCAATGCCGCCACCAAGAAAGAGCGCACCCATGTAGAAGAAATTATCAAGTCTCAGCCTGTTATGCCTCATGAAGGCATAACTGCCACTGAGATTGGTATTTGCGGCAAGCAGAATCTTTTCATGGACGTTTATCGCCCGGATAACGATGCCGAAAAGCATCCGATTATCATCGATATCCACGGCGGCGGCTTGATTGCTGGCCGGAAAGAACAGAATCAGAACCTGGCAACCTGGCTCGCTAAGGAAGGCTATCTCACCTTTGTGCCGGATTACCGTCTGGTCCCTGAAACCAACATCTTTGGCCAAATCACTGATGTCATCAATGCGTTTGCTACTGTAGCTGAACGTGCTGAAGATTTCGTTGGTGACTTGAATCAGGTCTTTGTAGTTGCCGACAGCGCTGGCGCATTCCTTGCCTGCATGGCAAGCTCTATTCTCCGCTATCCTGTCAAGATGCAGCCGGTAGAGGACGAACTGGAAGAGAACGTACCCGAGGCAGCCAAGAAGCTCGTCATCAACGCGATGGGCCTGCAGAGCGGTATGTATTACATCTACAAGGGCCGGGTAGGTTTGCTTCAGAACTACTATATGTCTAAGGGCTGGAAGAATCACAGTTATGCTGAGTTCATCAAGCCTGAGACCTATTCCAAACTCATCCCCCCGTGCTATATCTGCACCGGGAAAAAGGACTTTCTCAAGAAACAGACTTTTGGGTTTAAGAAATGCCTCGAAAACGAGCGCGTTCACCACGACTACGGGTTTGTTTCCAAGAGAGAAACGGTCCATGCTTTTGCAGCGCTCTATCCTGAGACTGAATCTGCAGTCGGTGTGAACCGCGAGATGATTCGATTCTTTGACACCTTCAAAAAATAACAAGGAGCATATTTTATGACTCACAACGAAATGGTTCATGGTCTTTGCACGCAGGAAACTATTACCGTACAGGACTTTGCTGAACTGATACGATTCACGCTCGATGCCAATGAAGAAGTCATCTACGACGGATGGATTAACGTCTACGTCCCTATCTGGTTCGATGCAGACAAAGCATTTGGCCTTGATTTGAACTCAGAAGAAAATGCAGATTGGATTAACATGTACATTGACTGGCATCCGGACGATACCATTCGTACATACATTTCCTACTGCAACAATTCCACCGATGACCCCGACTTCAATCTCGAAATCATCATGAGCCCTCACCACCAGGAATTGTTCAATGCGTATTTCAAAGAACAGTTTAAGGCGGTTTATCACATGAGTGTCGAAGAGGCGTGGGCTAAATTCGGCACCGAATAATATAGTGAGGAGATATATCATGGCACGTAAAGAAATCAAAATTTTCATGGACGCCAAGGAAGCTGCCAGTTTCCTGAAAACTATCGATTGGTCCTGGCTGTTCGGCTTTCTCAGTGAGCGCTATAACGTTTCGCTCAGCCCTCACAAAGAGCTGAAAGACAACGGCGCAGCAATCATCAAGGTCGAATGGCCTGATGAACTGATTGAAAAGTGCGGAATGATGGCTGATGTCTTCTCGTCAGTCAAGCTCGTCACGTTCGATTCGTATTTCAAGGAAATCGTGGAATACGATGAAGATAAGTTCAATGAAGAACGTGAAGCATGGCTTACCAATCCGACAAAGACGTTCAGCTATCTCGATTGCGATGGCATCGTCAAGGAACGTACTCTTGCGCTGAACATCTCCCTTCGCTATACGCTGTATGACGGAGGCTACAATTTCGCAACGCTGCTCTATGCGGTTTATTCCGATGTGAACGGCTGGACTATCCAAATGGAAAAGGAGTAATGGCAATGGTTGAAATGGCATTTAAGGTAAATCCCGGCACCACTTTCTACAAGAATTATTTCGCGACAAAGGAGGAAAAAGCGCATTTCATTGAAATTGCAAAGCAGTTCTTCGACAAATATTTCCCTGATGAGAAGCTCTCGTATGTTTTAAATGACCGACTGACTGTTGATTTGAAGCCGGAGCTGCTCGCCAAATACGAATCTCAGGTCATGAAACGCCGTGACCCTCACGGTTTTGTCATCTTCAAACAGCGTTCGCCCATGAACTGCCTGTGGGAAGATGAGGTCTGTAAGAACGTGAACGGCAAGAAATTCCTTGCCAACCAGTTCTGGTGGGCCAACTTCTATGGCTCCGGCCGTATCACTACGGAGCTGTGGGATGATGAGCAGGGAAATATCTACGGATATTATTCCTGCGAATATGCAACTCGCAGCACCAAGGTTCCAGACACCGTTACGCAGATTAAGCTGAGTGAATATCACGCGGCTTACGAAGCATACACGGAAGCCAAAAAAGCAACTGCTGACGCCGCTGCTACAGCTTGACGCTGCTTGCGATGCTGGTAAAATTGTGAATGTACGATAGATAGCATCTGCGCATTTCAGCGCTCGTACAATTCACAAACTGATACAACTAGGCAGACTCATCACCACGATGGGCCTGCCTTTTTTGTTTACAGAAAAAGGAGAAAAAATATGAACACAAAACGAATCAAAGAATTGGCTGCACTGACCGATGGAGAACTCGCAAGGAAACTTCTCATTCAGGAGTTTGGCAATGACTCTGAAACCCATTGGGGAAACAACGCACACGATGAACGTGTGATGGTTACTATCAATCCAGACGGAATCGCTCAAAGGACCTGGGAAGCCGACCATTGGGTTCGCCTTGACGAATTCGACAAAGACGGTTTCTATGCCCGTGAGATTTACGAGGGAAAATGGGTCGATGAGCCATTGCCCAAAAACGTCATTGCACGAAATGTCACAATTGCTGCACCGAAACCTATTCAGCAGGAATCCAAAGACACTGAAATTCTTCGAGCGGCACAAGTCCTGTGCAAGCAGCTGACCGGAGATGACACCTTTGGATGGAATCCTGAGCTTCTTGCACAGATTGCGGATTGCACGGCAGCTTTGCTTGCCACCAACGGAATCAGCTCTCATTTTCCGAGCGTCAATACTGAACCCATCTGCTCTTGGGAAAAGCCGGTCGTCGAACATCAGCGTCCGGATTACGCCCTGGAGTATGGTACTAACCACTAAAACGAGGAGGATATCATGGCAAAAAACTATTTTGGTGTCGTTCTGACCACCAAGGAACACGATAAATATCGTCTTGTAGTATACCGCTACAAGGACCCTGGCATCCTTAATACCTGCCCGATGTGTCAGCTGCTTCGGGCCATTCACAAATTCCAGCAGGAATACACTGAAATTCACCGCGAACATTGCAGCCGTATCCCGCCTCGCAAGTGGTACGAGCTTGGCAGAGTAATGCCGAGTATCGTTCTGCGGAAATACGGCCTGGAAAAGCATTACGAGATGTCATTTGAGCCGAGTCGCGTGCCTCCAGCTTCTGCGCTGAAACTCATCCCTGGTGCGACCGCTTCTAACTGGAAGCAGTACATCTGGTACGTTGATGGTGATGTGACGATGCTTGGCTAAAGACCATTGCACATTCGTGCGAGACTCATACAATTAGAATTGTACGATAGATACCAGCAATCGAAAAGGTGCTTTGCCTTTCGTACAATTCACATTTCGCTTGAAGGCGGACTTCCAATATCTGGAGGTCCGCCTTTTTGCGTACTTACAAAAAAAGGAGTGTAAATTATGTTTATCATCACAAAAACTTTTACCGATGACGAGGGCCATCTTTTCACAAAGGTAAATCCAAAGCAGTATTCCACTCCCGGAGAAGCATACGATGCTATGCGTGAGGATTACCTCAACGAGCTCAAAAGCCGAGGTCTTGAGGACAACGATAGTTCCAATGACGATGGCGAATCCTGCCCTGGCGGATACATCATCAGCGATGAGGCTCAAATCTACGATTTTGCCCAATACACCCCGTATGAACAGCTTCTTCCTGCTGTTTTGTTCGGAGTCCATCGGATTGGTTAAGGAGAATCGCAATGGCTAAGAAAAGTGCAAGAAAAGAAATCACAAAAATCAACCTGAAACAAGCTGCGCTCGAAGGTCTTTCCTACGAGAGAGCCTGTGAAACTGCCAAGCGTGCAGGGAAACCCTCTTATCGCTTCACGGTCGGCGACAAAGTACAGGTTGGTCACCTTCTAAACTGTGTTGTTGATGAGATTCTGGAAGACGGGCACATGTATCTTATCCGCAGTGGTGCAAACAGCGATAACTATTCCTGCTGGGCTTGGACAAACGTTCGCCCGCTGGATGATGACAAAGATACGCATTTCGCCAAGCGCAATTCTGCGCTATCCCGCCTGCACTACTCAAACCGCAGTATGTATTCTTTACTCAGCTTCCAATACCTGTTCGGCGTTGATTTCAACCCTGATTATCAGCGTGGTTCTGTTTGGGATGATGAGGACAGGGAAAAGCTGTTGGACAGCATCTTTATGGGTCGCGAGATTGGTCGTTTCGTCTTTAAGCAGCTGCCATTCACTCGCACAAGCAACGATGGCAACTACTATGAAATCGTTGATGGCAAGCAGCGTATGTTGACCCTGCTTGCTTTTTACGAGAACCGATTCCCGTACAAAGGCGTATTTTACAACGACCTTTCCGCACAGGACAAGAACTGGTTTATGGATGCCTCCATTGGCGTTGCTGAGATTGACCAGAGCGTAACTCGCGCAGAAGTCTTGGAAATTTTCCTTGCCATGAATGAAGGCGGTAAGCCTGTCGCAAAGGAAGTCCTCGACCATGCACGCGAATTGCTAAACGAAGAGAAGGGAGAAGGATTATGATTCCTATGTTCAAACAAAAGGTCGGTATGACGAAAATTTATGCAAAAGGAATCGCAGAACTCTTTCTTATTCGCTGCAATCCCTATCATTGGGACGGCAGCGGGGAAGTGCCTGACAACATCAGTTTCGATGTGTACAAGCGCAAAATCGATGAAACATACGATGGCTGCACACTCGAAATTCAGCTTTGCAAACCTGATGGTTGTCTTTGCTATGCGGCTTCTGTTCACCTGTATGAAGGCGGATTCTGGACAGGGCACGGCATTGGCTGTTTCGACAAGACTGCGATTTGCAACGACCCTGGTTCTGTCGATGCCTTGACAAGCGCCATCATGCGAGTGTGCATGATATACGAAAATCTCACAAATTTCCGCAAGGTTTTCGTCAAGTGCCTTACCATCAGCCAGAAACGAATGAACGAAATCAAGCAGTATACCGATGACGGCAAAGAGCAGGATGAGATTGAGTTCGAATCCGTTATCTTCGCCGATGGTATGCACATGGATGTTCGCTGCATTCCACGCCACAATGGACCTTCCTGGTGCGAAGCGGCTATTTATCGTGAGGATGAGGATATCGTCACGTCTGAGCCGAGCAACTCGTTCTACAACCATTGGGTTTGCCAGACGGCAAACGCCACCTACCATCTTTATATGGGTATTGATGACGAATAAAACTTGACGCACCTTGCGAACGGCATATCATAGAAATTGTACGATAGATACCAATAATCGAAAGGGCATTTTGCCTTTCGTACAATTCACAATTTCGCATGAAGAGCGGACTTCCCACATCGGGAGGTCCGCTCTTTTTGCGTTATAACAACAAAAGGAGTGTATTTTTATGAAAATGACAATCACAGGCCAAATTGATGGCAAATCCGTGCCGATAACTATTCCGATTGAAAAAGTTATCGAAGCTTTCTGGCCTTACGCCACCAAACCTTCTGCTCTCTCTGTTTCCACTGAGCTTGACGCAGACGGCATCAGTGCTAACTTTATGCTCGGCCAGGAAACGAAGGATTCTTATCCCGGTATCTGGCTCACCAGCAAAAACAGCAATACCGGTCGTGCAGGTTTCTGGTTCTGTTTGGAGCTGCCGAACGAAACCAACGACATCGTAATGGGTCATCTTTACGCCGGTGATGATGATATGGAGACTGACCAGCCTCTTGCCATCATTGCTGACGGTATTCGTGCTGACGGGGATGAATCGAAACGCATCCTTTGGGTCGATGAAGATGTAACATGCGTTAAATCCATGAATGACGATTATCTGAATCGTCAGAAAGCCATCACCGAAAAGCAACTCAGTGACCTTTCTTCCGGAATTTTTCTTCAAAATTTCGATTATATCGTTTACGGCAAGCGCCTTGCATCCAAATCTGAAAACACTGTGGAGTTCGTGGAAAACACTATCGTTTCCCACAACAAACAGGAGCTTGAGGTGGTTGCAAGCGGTATGGAAGCTATGGGGCTTTCGGTCGAGACGGGTTATTTCGACCCGGACGACGAGTCCACCGTCGATGTGCCCAAGCAGCTTATCGGCTTCCATTACGTCGTTCTGAAGAAAAAGGTCTAACCCATAGGAGGTTTATATGTACTGCAAAACTATCACAAAGGGAATCTTCGATTCCTATATCGCAAATGACTCGGATACCGTTCTGGAAGGTGTTGTCACCAACACTTTCGGAAACACTACTTTTTGGCGCTTTGTACGCGTTCCTTTGGCTAAGGGAGAACATTATGTCGAAGCCCTCTACGCGCAGAGTTCCTTCTCTTTCCCTCTGGCTATGGGCGTAAACCATTTCAGCATTAAGAATGGTCTCGAGTTCATGGCGTTCATCGTTGACCACAAAGAGACCTACTGCAAGTCTGTTGAGTTCACTCTGCTCTTTGACGATTATAGGCGGGCTGATTCCAACTGGGTCACGGCTGAAATGAGAGAAAAGTTTCTCGCATACATCGAGAGGACCTACACCCCATCTGCTGAGGTGATGAAGGACAAGAGGTTTCAGTCCATGACATACGACAACGCCATCAAGCAGTATGTTTATGACCGGAACAACGATACCACTTCGCTCGACGTGATGTTGAAACTTCAGGAGAAATTCGACGATTCTGTTATCATTGATTACCTTGCAAACCCCACCGGATGGGAAGAACGGTTTGCCAAGGTTCTGGAACAGTCTGGAATCTGGGATTCGTTCGCCAAGGAGTTTGCCGAGCCTTTTGTGGCATATCTGGTTCAGGCCCGGCAACATCCGGATGCGTTCAGCGCGGACCCTTCTTGCTGGGAAAGCGTCTGCAAGAATCTGATGGCTGCTGTCTAAGACCGCAAAAATGGAGGAAAACAAGATGAAAGTAAAAGGAATGATTGAGTCTGACGTTGATACTTTTAAGGTCGGAGACGTCATCGAGGTCAAACTTGCAGATGGTGTAAAGGTACAGGCTATGGCAGTGCAGCAAGAAGAGGACGGCATGGTTTTCTGTCTGGTTGATTGCCTGCCTAGCGAGCACCCGATGAACAGCACCAGTACCAATGAAGGAGGTTACGAAGAGAGTGACCTTCGTAAAAAGCTGAATGGTGAGATTCTGAATCTCTTCCCGGCAGAACTCAAGGCTATGATGACTCCGTTTGACAACGGTGACCTGCTCCGTCTGCCGACTGAGAAAGAGATTTTCGGAGAGAACTACTACGGTGAGTATGAAAGCCCGTATGTGAAGCAGTGGAAGCCTATGAAGAAACGTAGAAACCGTATGGCGTTCGATTGCAGCAAGGATGAGAACTTACAGTGGTACTGGCTGATGAACAAGGTCAGAGAATCCGCTACTGGCTTCTCCAGTGTCTACGACGACGGTTATGCGTCCGCCAGCTGCGCTTCTTACTCTTTTGGCGTTCGCCCCGCTTTCAAACTCAAGAACCATTAACGCTTTTTGCACAAATTTTTCTTGACCTTTTGTGCGAACGGCATAGAATAGTATTCGTACGATAGATACTATCCACAGGGACGCTATTTGCGTTCGTACAATTTACAATTCTGCTTTAAGGCGGGCTTCCTGATTCTGGGAGGTCCGCCTTTTTGCGTTCAAAAAAAGGAGTGTATTTGAAAATGGCGAACAAAGCAACCAGTACCACTTGTACTTGTCATTCATGCGACAATCCGTACTTTGTACGGGCACAAATCATCGCAAAAAGTGCCGGTAGTCCTGCGTATCGGTTCGGTATCGATGAAAGCGTAAGTCTCCCGGGGAACCAGCATGGCTTTGTCAGAGACATACTTGACGGCGGAAAGATATATGTCGTGCAGATGTTCGAATCTACCGAATACCGCTGCTATGCGTGGCTCGATATGAGACCGGAATACGGATACAAAGACATCGGTTCCGTTTACGGAAAGCCGAACCCTTACAAGCCGCTTCCGGTCAGCAACTACAATCACACGGTTCGATTTTTGCTTGGTTTCCTGTACTTCTATGATGTCGACTTGACGCCCGGCTATCAGAGCCGTTACGCCTGGAATGAGGCTCGAAAGGTCGCATATCTAGCCGATATTTTCGCAGGAAAAGATGCCGGAGAAATCGTATTTCAGGAAATTCCGTCGTCTGACCCACAGCCAAAGTATCAACTTATCAAAGGCGAGCAGGAAGCCATCACCCTTCGAGAGTTTTACGAGAATCGGCTTTTGTACAAAAAAGCATGCTACAACGACATTCGTGCAGATGATATTTTCTGGTTCAGACAGACCATGCTGCGAATGATTGTCTACAACGCAAAACACGAACCTTCCACCGAACACGAAGACATTGCGATTATCGGCGGGATTCTTTTCGGAAGATACTAATACAAAAAAGGAGAATATTATGAAAATCCAAAAAATCAACACAGGCATCCTTATCACCAAAACCGCGAAGCAGCCGAGCGCGAAAATCGAGTTTTCTCTGGATGAACTCGATGCGCTTTCGGAGTTCTGCGAGAGGTTGCAGGACGAAAAGGATATCAGAGAATACCTCAACACTGCGGTGACTATTCCGGATTCTGCCGAGGTATCGGCTCCCATTGCCGCCAAGTATCTGCGCGATGCAGCGCTCTTTGAGCAGCTCGTGGACGAAACCAGACGAAATCAGGAAGAAAACCAGAACGATTTCCTCACTGCCGTCAGCGAAGCAGTTGCTTCTATCGAAAAAAGCCGCGATGTCAAAGAATGGCAAGGTTTGACGAAGGAGACTGCGGAGCGTTTTGCCCGTGAATTCATGGCAGAACGGAATCCCGGTCGTTGGTCGGGGTTTGGTGAGGTCCCTGAAAGTGTCAGCCTTGACCCCCTCAATTTTCCCATCAATGACATTTATCCCAAAGGTAACAAACCCGCCCTTCGTATGCAGCTTATCAGTGTGACCTATCCCAGCCTTCACAGAGTTTGTGAGTGCAGCATTATCGAGGATGGTGTTGACCTGTGGGCCCGCCGTACGCTGGATTCCATGACAGCCGGAACTGTCGAGGATTTGGTCGAGACTGTTCTGTATGTGGCACGCATGTACGAGAGAAGCAAGTGCTTTGAACGCATCTTTGTAAACCGCATTCAGATGGAGGAATCGGAATACGATGCTCTTATCCGCCATCTCAATGACCCTGACAGCATCGACGACGAGTATCAAATCAGTGATGTCGTCTTTGCTGCAGACAACACCATTGTTTCCGTCCTTTGGAAAGGAAACAGCAAAGATGGTGTTTCTGGTATGGTAACGCTTGCCATGAACGGCAAGACGGTATACAAGACAAAGAACACCAAGGCATTCTGCAATCATTGGGTCATCCCCTATAACGGTGCCGAATATCATGTTCTTGTCGATGTACTTCCAAAGAAAACCGTTCTGGAAGAAACTATATATGTCAACAAACCGTATGCTGAGCGCATTAAGAAGTACCTTCGCGGCGCGGAAGTGCAAGGCGATGGTTCTTTGCTGAGCAAGACTGCGAAATTCTCCGACGGGTTTGAAATGGACATCCGCTGCTGCGGCGGCAAGGACGATTCTTGGACTGAGGCTATCCTGTACGATAATACCGGCAAGGAAGTTGTCGCCACTGAACCCTGCGATGGCTTTACCGGCTGCTGGGAATTGAAGGACGAAGACACCAACACGGTATATCGCGCCCATGTCATGACAAAATCGAACCTCAACTAACCAATAGCATTCAGCCGTCTGCCTTCGGGTGGGCGGCATTTTTTCTTGCCAAACTATGCGAACGGCATAGAATAGTTATTGTACGATAGATACCATCTACTAAGGCGCAATCCTGCGTTCGTACAATTCATAATCTGCAAACATTCAGGCAGACTCATCTCCGGGTGAGCCTGCTTTTTTGTTTGCGAACGACAAAAAGGAGCTTCGCAATGAAAACATTTATTCTCGAAAACATCTATATGAGCGATATGTCCGCCCCGTCCGTTTGTTCTACCGACCGGTTCCCAACATTTGAATCGGCTATGGAAGAAGCCCACAAGCAATTCAAGGAAGAGGCGAAAACTTATCGTAAATCCTACGGGGCTGATAACATCACCACTGAGGAATGCTATCGCGACCTCTACATCAAAGGTCCCGATTTCACGGATTGGTGGACGGTTGTTGAGGTCACGACTACCGAGGAGGAGGACTAATGAGCACACAAAGCTTTATCGGAGTTCTTTGCAAAGAAAGAATCATCAAGTTCGTCTATTGCCATTCTGATGGCTACCCGTCTTATCTTGGCAAGATGCTTCTTGAGCATTACAACACCCCGGAACTTGCAACAGCACTCGTTAACCTCGGAAGCCTTTCAATGGCTCGTGAGCGTCTTGCCCCGGATGAGGGAGAAACGCACACATTTGATACACCTGTTCGTCACGGTCCTAAAGGCGGCGTAACAACTGCCTATCATCGGGACAGAGGCGAAGACTTGGAAATCGACAGCATAGTAGTCGATACTCCTGTTGTTCTAAAAAACGCTGAAACTCTGTTCCTGAACATCCTCAAAGAGGAAAACATCACCTATGGTTATCTGTACAATGTTGCAGATAAACTCTGGTATGCTGCTGATACGGTTCAAGACAACAGCTTCTTCGTTCTGGACGAGAACTTCATTAACGCTCACACTTAACCAAATGGGAAAGAGCCCGCAAACAACAGCAAAACGGCTCTGGAGGATGCTTTTAAGAAGCTGGTCAAACGCGACAGCAAAGGTCGTATCGACTACTCTTACAATAATGGGTTTGACGGTTTTCGATATGGTCAGGAGCTTCTGTGCTTCTGCGATATCGAGACTGCCGCTCAGCGCCTTAGCATCTGACACCTATACCACAGACCTGAAACAAGTCATACAAAAAGGAGTTCAATACCATGAGTTACGGTTTTGACATGGGCTTTGCGCAGGCGAACAGTTTGCAGGAAGCTATGGCGATTGCGCTGGAATACACGCAATCGCAAATGACCGAAAAGAATATCAGGAAAACAATCAGGGATAATCGGTATTATATTCCCTCGATTCGTACCGGGTACATTGCGAATGAGGAGAGCAAAAACCGCAGAGCCGATGTGCTTGCGGATACCGCTGACCGGTATTGGCTTGAGGCATTGTTTACCTTCCGTTTTCTGTATTGGGAAGAGCACAAACTGCTCGGTATCATCATGATGCCGCCAGAAAGCGCAAGCGAGAAATGGCCGCTGAGTGTATATTTTCAGAACTCCTGCGACCAGGATTATCCGTTTTTCGAATGGAAGGAAGGCAATATCCCGTTCTTTGCGAACGCCGCCGCAAAAGCCGAAAACTATACGGCGGAAGAAATCCGCGCAAAGTTCGACTACGAAATCGAAGATGAAGACCTCGAATATTATCGGCGCAATACTTGCTACAATAATATTTTTGAGGCACTCGCCCTCGAATCGTGGCTGGACAATCATTGCACGGATGTGCCGTTCGTAACTTTTGCTTTGCAGGGAATTCAGAACGAAGCCGAGCGATACCGGTATCTGCAATGGCTGAAAGCCGAAATCCAATAGCTGGTACTTGCCCCAGTGTGCGAACCGCATAAAACAGTAACTGTACGATAGATACTATCTAAAGCACAATTCGTGTTCGTACAATTCACAATCTGCAAACAGGCGGACTTCCCGAATTTTGGAGGTCCGCTATTTGTTTTACTATGAAAGGAGTTTTTATGAGCAACCAAAAAAGACCAGTTTCTACGGTCGAAGAGTTTATCAAGGTTTTCCATGAGATGAGCGCCCGATACGGTCGCAGCGAACTTTGGTATGACTACATCGACATGCATGGCATTGCACTTGCGAATACCTGTGATTTACGGTGCAGGGATGCAAGAGAGGAACAGTACAATGCCATCGTCCAGAAATACGACGAGAAGACCGTACAGCAGTTTGCGGTGCTTACCGCCATCACAATGGCCGCGCTCTTGGAAAACCCTGAGCAGGATTTTCTTGGCACCGTTTACCATAATCTCGGATTAAGCAAAAGCCAAGCAGGGCAGTTTTTCACGCCGTACAATGTCGGACAGATGATGGCACGCATAAACATGCCGGATTCTCTTGTTCTGGACAAGTCCCGTATCCTGCGGGTAAACGACCCGTGCTGTGGTGCCGGATGCCTGCTTCTGGCGGGGTACAATGTGATGCGCGAGCAGTTGGAATCCACTGACCCGGACTGGGACAAGTATGTTCTGTTTGTGGCACAAGACATTGACCCTCTGGTCTGCAAGATGTGCTACATTCAAATGTGCTGTATTGGCGTTCCTGGAGTTGTCGTAGTTGGCAACTCTCTGTTACCGGACGCAGAACGGACACCGACAGATTTTTGGTTCACGCATAAGTATTTTGCTTTGGACGAGAAAGCTCTCGAAAATACATACCAACAAAAAAAGGAGTAATGACAAATGCATATGGTAACCGAAACCCGCCAGCTTCGCGATGGTGAGAAGTTGACCAAATTTTACAACGGCATCGACTGGGAGCCGCTGTTTGAGTTCGTCCGACGCTATTTCGGTATCGGCGTGGAACAGCCTCCTACAACATGCCTCAAACCCAATGGTCGCATCGAGGTGAATTGGCCGGAGAATCTGCGCGATAAGTGTGGTCTTTTCGGCCATACGTACCGCGAAGTATATCTGCAGACATTCTCGTCCTGCTGCTTCCACGACATCACCTACGACAAGGACATTGTCGATAAGTACCTCGCTCGTCCGGACTTTTATCGTTTGAATATTTCTTTGGAAAACGACTGCAACGGCACTTCTTCGGATGCTTATTTGCAGCTGACATTTTCGCTGAAACACATCGAATTTTCCGGAGGGTACAACTTCGCAAACCTGTTCAGTGCTGAATACCGTAAAGATACAGGCTGGTTCGTTGTATCCGGAGAAGGCGAAGTCCTCATGGGAGCGAAGAAATAAAAAGTCGCCGCTCATCTTCGGATGGGCGGCATTTTTTTGCTTGCCAAAATGTGCGAACCGTATAGAATGGTATTTGTACGATAGATACCATCTACTAAGGCGCTATTCGCGTTCGTACAAAAATTCATAATTTCGCTGAGGCGGACTTTCCGAGAAATCGGGAGGCCCGCCTTTTTGCGTAGAAGGGAAGTATTATTATGGCAACTAGAACAATTTTATTCCGTGGCCAAACGCGGCGCAAGGGTGAACGGACCTCCATATCCGGTATCCCACTGCCAGGCATCTGGGTCGCGGGCGGCGTCTTTCCTCAGAACAAGGGATATGATTACGCGATAATCTACCAGCAGAACCCGAAGGTTGAGAAGTACGTTGTACATGCGGACACTATTGGCCAGTATACTGGCATCAACGATTCTCTCGGCAATTTCATCTTTGAAGATGACATCATCACTTTCTGGCTGAAGAATGATGCGACCCGAACACGCCGCAAGGGTGTAGTCGAGTATTCTGAATCGTCGGCCCGTTTTATGGTTCGCGTTTGCGAATCCACGGACGTTGTCATGCTCAAGGATTGCTGCTGCATTCACGTGATTGGGAATGTCTTTGACGGTGAATTCGACAAGAGTGAAAGCGAAATGAAGCAACTTTATACGGAATGCTTGAACCTTGCAAAATCCATTGACGCTATCATGCTCTGCTACAACCCGGACATCGACGCTCTCAAGGCTGAAAATCTTTCTGATATGGCTGTGCGCTTGCTCGATGGAGTTTCCCGCCGTGACGTTGTCAAGGACTTAGAGGATTTTCGTGACAAGTGGAGGCATTACAACGAACAGGCAGCAGCAGAATCTCAAGTGATTCTTGACAAAATCTCTGAACTGTTCGAAAAGGATGGTGATAGCAAATGACGACCGAAACTGAATACCAAAATGCCGTGAACTACCTCACCAAGCTCCTGAATGGCGGCTTGATGGGGGAGCGAGGCAGTAAACCTTTGCGTATAGCCATCGAGGCTTGTGAGCTGCAAATTCCAAAGCAGCCCATCTCGAAAAGCTGGTCTCCGAACCTCTGCCCACATTGCGATGCGGACTTAGGCGGGGACTGCAACGATGGGTACTACCAGAATCCACATTATGAGCGATGCCCTGTTTGTGGACAAAAACTCAAATACATCTAACCGGCAGGGAGCAATCGTTCCCTGGAAATCATTACCCTGCACAGGCCCCAATGATGCCTGTGCATGATTTTTTCATTTTATAAAAACCAGCCGGGGAAAACCCACGACTTCAGTCGTGGGAAGAAAGGCGTCAAGTAAAATAAATAGCTGCTGTCTATCTTTGGATAGGCAGCTTTTTTGTTTGCCTATGCTTGCGAATTGCGTACCATGGATAGTAGAGTCCAACTGAAAGGAGGCTGCTATTCTATGCGTCTGGTTGTTAAAACTTACAAGTATAAGCTGTACAACAGTAAAAAGAACAGATACCTGGTGCGCCAGATTGAACTTGCCTCCGAGATTTGGAATTTTTGCATTGCTATGCGGCGTATGTACTATTTGGTCTATGGTAAAACGCTTAAAGCCAATGATTTGAAAAAGTACATTGCTAAAATCTGCAAGCGCCGCAAGTGGGGTCACTGGCATAATCTTGGCAGCCAAGCTATTCAGGATGTGGTGGAGCGCGTTGACCGCGCCTATAAAGCCTATTTTGATAATAAGAAAAAGGCGCATCCTACCAAGAAGTCGCTGCCAAAATTCAAGAAGCGTGAACTGTACAAAAGTTTTACACTCAAGCAGGCAGGCTACAAGTTTGAAGGAAAAGGCCGCATTACCATCAATGGCAAAAGGTATCGGTATTTTGATTCTCGGCCATTGAAAGGTAAAGTGAAAACCTTAACCGTCAAGCGCGACAATTTGGGCGACATCTATATTTTTGCCGTCACGCAGGAAGAATGCAATGAAGTCCTTCCACGAGCAGATAAAGCTGTCGGGATGGATTTCGGCTTAAAGCATTTCCTCAACCTGGATGACGGCAGTGTGATAGATTCTCCTCAATGGTATAAAGCCTCCCTGAAAGAGCTGAAGACCATACAACGTCACATTTCACGCTGCAAGGCAGGCAGTAATAACCGCAAGAAAGCTATCAAGGAGTTAAACCGCATCTATCGAAAGATGTGTAATCAACGCACCGACTGGTTCTTCAAGACTGCCTATCAGCTGATTGGAGATTATGCCATCATCTGCATTGAAGACTTAAATCTTGCGGGGATGCAAAAACTCTGGGGACGCAAAATCAACGATATTGCGTTCGGTGAGTTTGTTCAAATTCTCGAGTGGGCGGCATCCAACTGCGGCACAGAGATTGTGAAAATCGACCGCTTTGCTCCATCCAGCAAGTGCTGCAGTCGCTGTGGGTACATCTACCCAAAGCTCACACTCAAGCAGCGGCAGTGGGATTGCCCATCTTGCGGCACACACCACGAAAGAGATGTCAATGCAGCTATCAATATATGCCGTATGGGATTAACTCAAATGGGCTACCCTGCGTAAAAATGCTCCTGCGGGTGGGGCACCACGCCGTTACCGAGAGGCGTAAGACTGAGACAGCCAGCGGCCTCGTTGAAGTAGAATCCCACGATTTTAATCGTGGGAGTGTGTCAAAAGACTACCAATATTTTCAAAAGGAGTATGTAAACACATGATTACTTTACCTACTAACCATCCCTATTTCTTCACTTGCCCGTCTTGTGGCTGCAAGCTTATTTCCGTATCCAGCGACGTAAGAGCTAAGCCCGCTTGCCCGAAGTGTGACTATTCTGCCAATGGAGTTTTCGTAGTCAAAGACCGCGTTGCCAACGAGGCTATGAATGTCATCGCTGACAACACAGAACTGGCTGAAAGCTTTGCCGAAACCGTGAAGCGTGAAATCGCGAACGACGACGGTTCATATGCACACATCGGTTTCCACTTGGCAAACGACATTCGGAATCAGAGTCCCGCGTCCGAAGTGCTCCTAACCCGCTGCGGCTGGAACATTGACACGCTACTCGACAAAACGCCTCCCATCGCTATCGAGGACTGACGCCATTGGTACTGTCCAGAACGTCAAAACTTTGGCACAAATACGCCTTGCTGATACGTGCGAATCAGAGATAATAATATTTGTACGATAGATATCATTTGTCTTTGACAAGGTCTCTTGTGCATGTACTATTCACAATTTCGTTGAAGAGCGGACTTCTTGTTATTCAGGAAGCCCGCTTTTTATATTAAATTTTAAGGAGTGTATTATCTATGTCTAACAAAACAAACCAATCCGTTCTGGTCAATGACACCAGCAGCTACTACCTCAAGCAGTATGCAGCTCTGCAGTTCCCGGGCTCCGTTGACAATTTCGGGACCAAGACACCCATTCATCTTTTGCAGCAACAAGAAGAATCTGAGCACAGCGTATCCTTACGTGAAGCTTGCGATTCGGACTATGACCTCGATGGTGCGCAGTTCTTGTTCGAGGGCGCGACTTATGACTCGGTGACAGATTTGGTCAAGGACAATCTGTGCCTTGACGACGAAGAATCGATTCAGAAATACAATGAGCATCCTCGGTTTGACCCGTTTATTCCGTACGATGAACTGGTTGACAAAAAGAATGCCGACAGGGAAGACATCCGCGATATTCGTGATTCGCACCGTCTCGACACGATGGCCGACTATGTCGATATGTACTCCACGGCAAGCGGGTATGATACAGCAGATGACATCACGGTTCTGCTTCCTTCTTCCTCGTATGAAACTGTGGGTATGGCGTTCACACATCAGGCTCTCAAGCAGTATGAGAAGTCGATTGACAATCATCTGTTCCGTAAGCACCGCTGCTATGCGGCGTGCGGAGAAGGCTATGGCCGTGAAGCTGGCGACTACTACCCCATCATGAATTTCATTCGTGATGCAGGGGAGCAGCTGCTGATTCAGGACCTCGAGAACTTCGATGTCAAAGTGATGGAGCTTGCTTCCGACGATGAAGTCGCTGACTTTTATTGTGAACATCCTCACGAGTTGTTTCGAGCTGCTTATATCAAAGTCTCTGAAAAAGACACCATTGGCAAATGCTATTCTCGTCTGTACGTCTTTTGCTCCGGTCACGAGGAAACCTTCTCTGACGGAAGCAGTTTCCCGGTTTGCGACAGCCATTATGTCAAGGCCGTCAAGGAAGGGAAGGAATACAAAGTTCCTTATCCTTTTGACTGCAACCGTTTCGCCGATGAACTGAACAAAAAGTTCAATGAAAAGGAACGCTTGACACCCGCTCAGCGCCTTTTCTTCTGGACTGAGTACAAAAAACCTATCGAATAACAAAGAGGAGAAATTACTATGAAAAGCTTTAATGTTGTTGTGACCGTTTCCACTACCATCTGCGTTGATGCCAACACCCCTGAGGATGCCATCAAGAAAGTACAGAAGGCACTTGACGCCAACGATGCTGGGACTGCCATGCAGCTTGGCGAAAACCTGTCGTGTGCTTTGCGCGATGGCGGCTATCAGGTGACTAATGCCGTTGAAGTGGACGAGTAAGGGAAGATGCGATATGACAATCCCTTTAATTCCTTGTCCTTCCTGTGACTTTACGCTCAAGCCTGTCTGGTTTCTGGAAAAGGAGCTGGATAATCACGGCATCCCGACCGGACGCACTCGCAAGGCTTGCAGCTGCTTGCTCTGTGATATGTGCGGATACAAAGAAACAGTAGACGATTCATTCGATGAACCGTACAAATGATTTAAGGAGCAAAAGAAATGATTAGATTTTATATTCAGAATTTAGAGGATTTTGATGAGGCTTGTGAGGCTCTTGACTCCTGCGGTGTTAAATTCGAATTGAACGGTGGCGACCGCATTATGGTTGAAGATGAACTTCGTCAGGATGCGCTCAGTGTCTTCGACGAATATGACATTGATGCTGAGGAGGTCTGAACTATGCTGCGTCCCAACAAAATCAGCCCCCAAAAACCATGCCCATTCTGCGGTGCCTTTCTCGAAAATCAAGCACCCAGCGTCCTCTGGTGCCACCCGCAAAACGGTTGTTTGCTGAGTCTCCGTGCTATCGCCGGAGACGACCAAATTGCTCAGTGGGATACGCGATACGGTGAGACGGCTGGCAAAAGCAATGTAAATTGTGAGGAACGATAATGGCCAGATTTTTCGTTTATAGCACGAAGGAAGCTGCTGCGGCTTTGAAAGAAGCGCATATCCCTTACCGGGTACACGGCGAATGCTGTATATCGGTGAACAATGATGATTACAGCACCGCTGTTGAGGCTTTCTTTCGCAACGATGTAAGTTTTCAACCGGAATAAAGGAGGTATTTCTCATTACAAGATTCTTGGCGTTTGGCCTTGCTGCCGCATGCGCCGCACTTGCTCAGGAAGCGATTCCGTATTCACTTGACTGCCATCGACTGATTCTGGTTGATGAAAGCCATTACTTTGAAACCATTGATATTTTCGATGATTACGACATCGATTTCGATGTTATCGGAAATTTTTGAAAGGAGAACTGTTATGTTTACAAAAGAACTCTATAAAATCACATGTACCCGCAACGGTGAAACCAGCGATATCGGCACTTATTTGCTCAAGCCCGGCCCGGAGGCTCCAATGGACTGCTACCGCAACTTTTTGAACAAAACGGATGTGGCCGTTTCCATCAAAAGCGTGCCGGACGGATTTATCATCACTGATAATTCTGAACCTGACACCAGCTACCACCTGATGTTTATCCCGATGGACGACGATTTCTGGGCCCGCTGCGCGGCTGAAAAAGAAACGAAACAATAATATTTGCCCCTTCACTCCTTTTGGAATGAGGGGGCTTTTTTAGTGCAAAAGCTCTCATATTTGAGGTGAAAACATGCCGGAAAAAGTCAAAAAGCCCGCTAAACCCACGACTAACTTGTTGCAAAATATCAGGTCGCCGCGACCGTCACAAATCGATGAAAATGTTCCAAAATCGAAGCACTATCGTTCGGAACTTGAACCCTTGCTTGGTGCTGCCATCACACTCAAATGCCCCGACTGGACAATTTTTCACGAGGAACACTATACAAAAATTTTGCTAAAAGCTGCTTCTGTGATGAAAGCTCCATCCGGCAGATGCGTGCCTCTGCCAATTGCCGTGGACCATGTTTGGGTTGCTGTTGACCTTGGATGGGAGCAGCGGAACAACCCGCAAGAAGGCTGTTGTTTACTCGTTCGTGGGTTTGTGGAGGAATATGTATCCCTGCTGCACAATACCAGGAACATCGGTGTACGAGCGTTATCGATACACATTGTTTTTTCTGGGAACTAAGCGTTAGTCGCGTTCGGGCAGCTTCTTTGTTGACAGCCAGGCTGTGCTGCTGTACGATAATTTCATCGCATCCGAGTCTTAATATTTCTCGTGTTTTTGTTTTGACTTCGCTTGCAACCGCCATATACTCTTTAGTGTACAATTGACGACATCCTAATCGTCCGTATTCACAATTCTGCAGACAATGGCAGACTTACCGCTTTGGTGGGCCTGTTTTTTATGCATTGATGCCGCTTGCTGTTAAGCAGGTGGTTTTTTGTTGACGCTGCTTGCGAACGGCATAAACTTTTAGTTGTACGATAGATATCATCTACCAGGCGCGTTTTGCGTTCGTACAATTCACAATCTCGTACAATGAAGGCAGATTCACTTTCGGGTGAGTCTGCCTTTTTTGTTTGTGATAAAGGAGGAAAACGTATGATATAGCAACGCTAAAATACTTTGTGTCAATGTTGTTTTTTGTTGAACCGAGAACTTTTTTGTGCTACAATAAATGTAAAGACAAAAGAGCTCTCCTAAATTTTGAAAGAAAGGAGAGTCCGTAATGAGCGAGGAACTTACAATGAAAAAATATCATTTTATCATCACGCCTACTGGCGAAAGAAAGCTCGTTTTTTCACCTGATGTTACATACATCGATGGTAAAGATGCTGAGTGTCTTTATAATCAAATCATGAATGGCGAACCTTCTACCGAAACCGATGAACAAGCTATGAAAAAAATCGCAGAAGAGGACGCACGTTTGCGGACACTTGAAGCAAATGGAGCTCAGATTTGAGCCAAAATTTTATCGGGAACATCTTGGCGAAAAAAGTGACCACAAATCCCTTATCCAAGATTTCCAACCTACTAGGCCAGAAGGCTATGGCTTGACAAGATATCTGCAAGACCAAGCTTTCGTTGATGAAGAATCCGGAAATATCCGCACCTATTTGATTCGTCAAAAAGGGACTGGCGAACTTGTTGGATATTATTCGATTCGTGCAGGAAATATCTTGTTGAGGCAAAATGAATCGACGAATGTCATCTCTGGAATCGAGCTTACGAATTTTGCTGTAAACGGCAAATACAGAGTGCGTCACCCTAAAGTTACAATGGTCGGAGCACGAATTTTCTATGGATTTATCATGCCTCAGATAAGAGAAATTCGTGAAACACTTGGTGTAAAAATTTTGTATATTTTTGCTCTTGACCAAGTTCCTTTGTTAAACTACTACAAACGATTAGGCTTTTTGTCCCTACAAAAGCAAGACGAACAATTTGTTTATCAAACATGCAAACCGTCCTATGATGTAACTTGCATTTTCATGTATAAACTGTTGTGATTTTCGCCCGTTTACCGTATCGGTAGGCGGACTTTGCTTTTTTGTTGACGCCGCTTGCGAACGGCATAAACTTTTAGTTGTACGATAGATATCATCTACCAGGCGCGTTTTGCGTTCGTACAATTCACAGTCTCGCACATTGAAGGCAGATTCACTTTCGGGTGAGTCTGCCTTTTTTTGTTTGCGCGAACACAAGAAAGGAATTAACAACAATGATTGCAAACCTAAAAATCGGTCCGTGCCCTAAGTGTGGAAGCACTACGTTCCATGCGACAGCACACGTCACTCAGACCTGGCTTGTTGATGAGGACGGCGAGTTCATCAAGGCCGAGACCAACTGCGATGAGGTAACTCATTCTCCCGACACTGAGGACTTGTTTGAGTGCTCTAAATGCGGGGCTGAGGTTCCAGCAAAGTATGTGTACAGCGAATGATTCCGCGACTACTTTTGCAAAACTATTCGTACATACCATCGTTAAAAAACAGGCATGACCTAACGATTTGTTAGGGTACTATTGGAGGAAATACTATGAACAACCGTGTACCTGAAGTCTTTTTGTCCGAGATGTTCGGTGAATTGCGCATTATGAAGGATGACAACAAATTCTATTTTTGTGCCGCAGATGTTTGCTCGGCCTTGGGCTATTCAAACCCAAGCCATGAGCTGAACATACATTGCCGCCATGATGGCATCAAGGCTGGCAGGACGGATGTGAACGGCGTTCCCCGCATCATCAAGTTCATCTCAGAAGGTAACGTGTATCGCCTCATTTGCCGCTCCAACAAACCCGAAGCGGAAAAGTTTGAGACCTGGGTTTTTGACGAACTCTTGCCCCGGATTCGCCAGACCGGCGGTTATGTGAATGACCCAGTAGTCTTTGTCGATAATTGGCTTCCGAACACGGACGCCAAAACTAAGGCTTTGCTTGTCACTTCTCTGGAAGCTGTCAAGAATCAGGACAACATTATCGGCGTGCAGCAAGAGAGCGTCGAGTTCCACCGCGCGGTGAGTGCATCTGTGAACAGCGTTGATTTCGGCGAGTTTGCAAAGTGCCTTGCCAACGACCATATCAACATCGGCCGCAATCGTCTGATGGCGTGGCTGCGCAAAGAAAAATATATTGACTCTGCAAATGTTGCTTACCAGCGCTACATCGAGCAGGGAATTTTTGAGGTCAAAGAAACGGTATACTATGTTGGCACCACTTACCATACTTCTCGAAAGACCCTGATTACTCCCAAGGGCCAGGTGTATTTGGCCAAAAAAGTATCCAAAGGATACAAAGGTTAATTTTGCTTGACCGCGCTTGCGGAATGAATAAAATCAGTCTTGTACGATGGATACCAGCAAATCCATAGTTATTCACAACCTGTAGCAGAAAGCAGACTCATCTTCGGATGGGCCTGCTTTTTTGTTTACATGAAAAAGAAAGGAACGATTTCATGAATTTTAACCCTAATAACCAGAACACTCTTCTTACAAAGAAAGTCGCAGCACTATACGAAGCAATGCAGAAGGCTGGTGATAGTGGTCTCGCCTTTATGGTCGTTGACAGTCTCAATAGTCTTGCAAATTATGCCAGGTTTTTGGCTGAACAAGAAATCTTAATTCAGCAAGCTCGTATCACGATGGATGCTGCAAGCTACCTCATTTTTTATCACAGCGTCGATTCTGCCCGTACCAGTTTGCTCGAAAACGCGGCTGCCAATGTCGCTTTACTCAACCGGCTGTGCAAGAAATACAACACAGACCAGATTGCTGGAAATGTGGCAGACGCAATTGAAGCCGAAATGAACTCCGGCAACATGTATTCTCTTGCTAATTCCCCGGCCTACACTGCATTCGCCAAAGAGGTTCTCAACACCTATTATACGACCGGTTCAGCCGGAAGCATCTGTAACAAGTAAATCAATCCAAGCCCTTTACGGGGTCCACATTGCGGTGGAGGCAAAAGCCAAGAGCCGCACGATGACCCCGCGTTAAGGGGAGACGTATGAGTATCAATCTGAATAGCCGCAACAACACCCTCTGCTGCAAGGTCAACGACCTGTACACCGCCCTCATGGCCTCTGAACTGCTGAACGACTGCGTTGATGACGTTGTCGTGATGCTCAAAACCTGTGTTGATTACGTCAACATAGTGTCGAGTCAGGAAGTCCAGATACAGCACGCGCGTTTCACGATGGACGGTGAGGAGTTTCGACAGTACGTCATGGAACTCGACCGTCATCGCCGTGCGTTGCACGAAGGGCTGATGGCACGGGTGAACTTTGCCAATCGTCTGTGCGTGAAGCTGAACACACCTGTTCTTGCTGAACGGGTCACGGAAGAGAACCGAGAAACCTATTTTGCTTTCGCAAAAGAGGTGGTCGATTCCTATTTCGGTGAAGCCATGCAGAACGGACGATTGCTCTAGGGCAACATTGTCCCAACCCGTTTTAACACTACAACTATGGAGGTATTTATTATGTCTAATAACAAAGAAATTATCTGCAAACTCATCAAAGCCAAGAACCAGGAGGCCAACAGCTACACAGACCAAACTTGCTACAATGCTGCCTACTGCTATGGCTACGTGGACGGCGCAACTATGGCACTGAACACTTTGAGCGGCGTACCCGAACGCCATAAGTGCTATGCTATCCTGTCCCATTATTCCAATGAAGATATCGGCACGTTTGACTCCGTTGCAATTTGCGGCGGGGTACATATGAGCTTTGAGTCGGCCAAGAAAGCGGCTGATGAAATGCTTGCGGTCGATAAGGAAAATGGGTGCCACGATGACGCCGTTCCGTACACTCTCGACGATTGCAAAGAGTTTGACGACCTTCCTCTGTACATTGCAGGCGAGTGGGTCAAGGACAAATTTGAACACTATCACAACTTTTACGCTGTATTTGAACAGGATGCAGCGCTGTAGAAAACAGAACACTGGAGGTGCTCTTATGTTTAAGGTGTTAGGCGGCATTGGTCGTTCCGTTCCACTTTACAATGGCAAGGCCAGAATCCTTGTCAAGGCAATTATCCCGGCCGCGCCAAAGTGTCTTGCTGAAATGCAAAGCATCTGTGAGGCAAACGGCTGGAAATCCGTTCTGGATGAACGCGGCAACCTGGTCGTCTTGTCTGTTGTTTCCATTGACGCTTACCGGCTTTCCGACAGCACCTTGATGACCGCATATCTGCACTTTGCAGAAACTGCAGCTCAGAAACTTACTGGAAACAAAAACCGGTATCTCGTCGCTGGTGTCGTGTCCTACGACGCGGCCGCATAAGGAGGCAAGCAACATGAAATACCACGGATTTGATTCGCCCATCGATTGGTCTCAGTACCTTATCCAGAAGGCAGACTTGCACGAATATGAGCCATCTGAGCCGGGGAAGAGAGTCGAGGCTTTACTCGAAAAGCTCTACCTGCCGCAGAATTCCTACTCTTACGCAAAATTTCCTCAGTGGTTCGCCGACGCCGCAGACAAGGGAACCGAAGAAGAACAGGTACGGTATGTGATGAATCATCTCTGCCCGAACTTGTACCACTTCTACGAAAATCCGACTCAGAGGGACTTCCGTCTGGGACCTGATGTCGTAAATATCATGGTTCGCCAACATATGTGCGAAAACACACAGGCGACCATTCTGAACGAGGATGGTTCTCTCTATCAGGATGGGGTTCATGATACTCACGAGGAAATCCTTCTGCTGACGTTGTTCTTTGAACACGAGTTCAACGATATGGATATTCGGTGCGCCCGCGTATCGTATACCTCATCGGACGCTGAAATCAAAGCCTGCTTCCTGCACGCGGTTCATAAGCGCTTTGGTTTGATGGACCCGGCAGCAGAAAGGCTCTGGCTCAGCAACAAGTCTAACAAAGTTTATTTGCTTCAGACGATTCACGGTATCGCTTGAGCACAAATCAAAGGAGTGTAAAACTATGAAATCTAATACTATTCGCAACGACTACGCTGCGGCACGAATTTCCGCTATATCCGCCATCATCGCAGCGGAAGCAATCGGAGTCACCCTGCTTCTCATTCTGATTCAGTCTCTGCTGAAAGCTGTAACTCCGCTGACGTCGGAATCCATTCTGATGCTGGTCCTGGGTTCTTTTGTCAGGACCGGAACCACTGCATTCTGCATTTTCGGCGTGCTCTCTGCACTGGCTGCCTTGTACGTGTCAGCTTGTGCGACGAGAGAACGGTATTTTTACATTGAGAAGGACGAGCTCAAATTCATAGCCAAGACCAAAGAAGTGTTTGGCTGGCTGAAGAATTCTAAGCCTGCAATTGGCTGCTTTGCAGCGGCAGGAGCGTTCATAATAATGGCAATATCTCTTATCGCTGATATCGGCATCTTTGATTCCGGTCTCAGTCGCGAAACGCTCGGTGCTCTCATCAATGTTGCAGTTCTGATGCTTCACATCGCCGGTGGCTGTATCGTTGCTTCGGTGGCTTGTGCGGTTTGGGACAGCAATAAAATATAGGACTCAAAATTTTAGACCTACGTGTATATAATCCAGAGCTGTCCATCTTCGGATGGGCAGCTCTTTTTGTTGCTCAAATTTGCGAATTGCGGATAATAAAAAATATAAAAATCATAAATACAGGAGAGCGAATCGCAGTGACAGATTTACTTGGCAATATGATGCGGAATGTGCGAATTGACGAATAAAGAAGAGCGCACGCCCCGTCTATAGCCGTAAGGCTTAGGCGGGGTTAGCTCGTGTTTAAGGACAAGAATCAGGATTTTTTATTTTCCGTTCTGATAAAGGTATTGCCTGGTTGTGCGAACTGGATACTGTAAAATTATAGTGAACCGCAAGGGAGGTGAGCCACTTTGAAAGTACATAAAGGCTATAAATTTCGGCTAGAGCCTACAGAAGAACAGAAAGTCAAAATCAATAAAACGCTCGGCTGCTGCCGTTTTGTATATAACTCTATGCTAGATAGGCGTATAAAAGCTTATCAACGGCGCGGTGAAAGTATGAGCTATATTGATACACAAAATCTGCTTCCTCAGATGAAAACTTATCTTCCTTGGCTTGCTGAAGTAGATAGTCAAGCACTCAAATATAGCTGTCGTCAGTTAAATAATGCCTATAAAGGCTTTTTCGAAGACGGTAAAGGGTTCCCCCAATTCAAACGAAAACGGGGAGAAGAAAGCTATACAACTACAAAAGCAAAAAGCATTAAAGTTGACGAAAAGTACATTCAGCTTCCGACACTTGGGAAGATGCGTTATCGTAAGAGTCGCAACATTGAGGGACGCATCTGTAAGGCAACAATCCGTCGCTCAGCAAGCGGCAAATACTATGTAAGTATTCTTTGCGAAGTAGAAGTAATGCCGCTTCCGGTTAAAGATACCGTCATCGGTTTAGATGTTGGCATCAAATCTTTTGCTGTTGACAGCAATGGAAAAGAATATCCAAACAATAAATATCTTCAGAAAGCGGAAGCTAAACTAAAGCGTGAGCAGAAAAAGCTGTCACGCAAAAAGAAAGGTTCTGCCAACTGGGAGAAGCAACGTATCAAGGTAGCTTGCTGCCACGAAAAAGTGACCAATAAGCGAAAAGATGCCCTACACAAGTTGTCATCTACACTGGTGAAAGAAAACCAAATCATCTGTGTAGAAGACCTCAATGTAAATGGTATGGTTCGCAATCACAACCTTGCTAAAAGTATTTCCGATGTTTCTTGGGGAGAGTTCTTCCGACAACTTGATTATAAATCCAGTTGGGCAGGAAGAGCAGTTGTAAAAATACCAACCTTCTATCCAAACAGCCAGACCTGCTCTTGCTGCGGCTACCAAAACAAAGAGGTAAAAAACCTCAATGTTCGGCATTGGGTCTGTCCGAAATGTAACACATCACACGATAGGGATAAAAATGCAGCAGAAAACATTCTAAAGAAAGGAATGGACATGCTGGCTACGCCAGCCGCCTCATAGCCACAGACGAACAGTACGGTCAGGACGACCGAATCTTAAAGTCTGTGGAGAGCGAACCTCTATCAAGGGCTGCGGCCTGCGGTAAGCTCGCTCTATGAAGCAGAAATCCATACTGAGTAACGGGGCAACCCGTGAAAAGTTGGAAGTCCGAATCATTATGCTTGCAATCAAAGCCAAAAGGTCAAATAAAACACTCTATCTATTTGCGGCCGTCATTGTAACCGCTATTGCCGTCATTATGGCAGAAAGGCAAGGAGTCGTTGACAGCGATTATTTCTGGCATATCACCCTGGGAAAAAGTATCTGGCAAAATAAAGCTATTCCAACTCAGGATACTTTCTCCTGGCTTGGTCCGGAACTTAATTTGCAGGAAACCGCTCATTCATGGCTCGGCAGCCTGATTCTTTACGCGTTTTCCTGCATTTCCACAAATCCCGTCTACGGAATGCTTGCGTTCATCGCAGTGACAGTCTTTGCCTACTGTCTGTTCATTGAATATATCTGGGGCAGACAAACCAAAGACCCTTTTATGAATGTCCTGGCTTTGGCCCTTGTCACGCTGCCGCTCGACTGGGCAGGAAGACCGCAAAACATCGGCTTAACACTCTTTACTGTCGGATTTTATCTGCTGAACAAAGTCTACGAGGAGCCTGACACAAAGCTCCGCTGGCTGCTTCCTGTCGTGAGCGTTCTTTGGGCGAACCTGCACGGCGGGGCACTGCCAATCCTGTTCGCGTTCAATCTGCTATTCCTGGTCCTGTGCTTTGCTCCTAACATCAATGCCTTTGATATCTATAACGAAAAGGGCGACGCAAAGAAGCGGTTTCGTGCCCTGTTCCAGGTCTTTCTTTCCGATATTTTGGCCGGACTCCTGAATCCATACGGCATCAAGCTCTATATCTATTTCTTTGTGACAAACAATGAAACGACCAAGAAATATGTTTCTGAATGGATGCCGAGCCATCTTGCCAATGAAGTTGTGTTTCTGTGCCTTGCCTTCTTGTTTCTGATTGTAGCTTACCGAATGAAGGTAAAGCTCACAGAATTTGCCCCGTATCTCTGCTGCCTGTTCATGACAGCAATGTATGTCCGAATCCGCAGCTATTGGGTTATCGTCATGACTCCCCTCATTTACCGGTTCCTCACTTCTCTTATCTCCGCACAGGAAAACCGGATGTGGAAAGCTGGCGGCAGGCCCAACAGTTCCTGGGCGGGAAACACCAAAAAATACACTATCGCTGCAGCTGCCGTGCTCGTTCTTGTATCTGCTGTCTATGCACCTTCCATGGCCAACGACCCCGATAAGACAGGGGATTACATCACAGCTGACCTTGTCTCATACATCCAAGACCTCAACCCGCAGCGGCTCTATACCTCCTACAATGATGGCGGGTATTGCATCTATCATGGCATCAAAAGCTTCGCGGATTCCAGAGCAGACCTATTCCCGGACGATGTCATCGAAGCAAGTGTGAATTTTGCATTCATAAGCTATTCCACCGACACTGGCATGGAAGACTGTTTGAATCAATTTGACTTTGATGCTATCCTTTTGCGACGCTCTCAAAGTGGGCCCTGTATTGAATTTATGAACCAGCTTTCTGGCTGGACACAAGGATATAAAGACGATTATTTCGTTGTTTTTGTTCCATCTGAGAGCTAAAAAACAGAACCCTTGACCGATATTTTCGGTCAGGGGCATTTTTTTGTACATGTGTTCAGCTGAATCTAAAGTGCTGACTGCTTTTTGGACATATCTTTGGAGCGCCCCAATCGTTGCTGGATTTTGTTCCAGATTTGTTTTGTGCAATATATATAAAACATTCTTTCGAAGTCGGCATCAATTCTACCGTTTGATGCCTGGCGAAGGTGTGCGAATTGCAGACAATGAAAGTATGGGTGAAAATCCCAACACCTGAATACAAAATCAGAAGGACACATCAATGTTGAATAACAGCTTTACGAAAACAAATACCATCTTCGGACAGGCACTTGGCTGCACTGCCCTTGATGACGCATTTGTAAAGCTGCTGAGCGATGTAAATGCCGATGGCGTGACTCAGTTTTTGGTTCGGACAAATGGCGAAGAGAAAATGAAGACCGTTGCCCAAATCAATTCTGAGTCTCTGGAAGCGGGTGTTCGTGAGCGCATCTTTGATAAAGTCAGCCCGAAATATGGGGCCCCGACTTATTGGGATACCTCTACCAACATCTACTTCTCCATCAATACGTTCCATCCTCAGAAATCTCTGCGCGGAAAAGGTATCCGTCGTAAGGCGGATGTCGAAAAGCTGCGCGCTCTGTTCTTTGACATTGATTGCCACGGCGAAAACGCACCAGCTGACATCAGCGACCGCATCGGTGAACTTGTACTGGATGCCGTGAATCATCATGAGATTCCGGACTGTGCAGTTTCTAACAGCGGCCGTGGTGTTGGCTTGTTTGTGTTTCTTGAACCCTGCAACCCAAACAATCTCTCTTACGGCTTGGCCTACAGCGGCGTACATAGAGCAATTTCTCTCAAGCTGAATGAGTTGATTGAGAAGGCCCAGTTCACGGCAAATGTTGAGCTGGATAAGGCGGTTCATGAAACCAACCGCGTTGCTCGTCTGCCTGGTACTTATAATACCAAGGCAAAACGCTGTTGTCATTGTATTCGGGTCCCTGAAGACAAACCCTTCAACTTGCTGAAGCTCGCAGACCAGTATAAGGTTCCTTATCGGTTTGCTGATGAGAAAGTTGCTCCGTCTGACGCGAATTTCAACAAGACTGAGGACGAAATCCTTGACTGGGCTAAAAAGCGCTTCGCGGCAATGTGCATGCGCTATCCGCATCTTCTTGACGTTCTGAACAATTACAAGAAGAAGGAAGAACGGAAAGCAAACTTCGTCTGCCGCTTTGAGCTGGCGCTTCGTTATCTTCAGGCAAATCCGTGTGGCGAAGGAAACCGCCACAACACCCTCTTGGCTGTACTTTCCACCTGCTATGACCGTGGCGGTCATCCGGATATGGATAAGGCACAGCTCATCAACCGCACTTTTTCTCAGCCACTTTCTGACAAGGAAGTTGCGCATCTCGTTTCCACCTGCAAATACCCTTGCAAGAACTCGACAATTGAAGCACTCTCCGGCATTCCCGCAAGTGCTCTCAAGAATCCCAAAGCTAAGGCGGAAGGGAAGAAGAACGAAAGCGAATCTAAGCCAAAGCGTTACGAAAAAGGCGAAATCCCGCCTCCGATTGCAAGCTCCAAGGCTGACCGTTACATGCTCGGTGTTCTCATCAACCACGGCATCATTCCCGACCTCCGCATCCGGAACCATCGTCAGAAGTACGAGGCTCAGGAACGCCGGAAACAGCGCATGGTCATCTATAACCGCATCCCGGAACTCTATGCTTCCGGAATGTCCGTTCGTGCCATTGCAAAGGAACTGAAAATCTCGGTTCCCACTGTATATGAGCAGGCTAAAGTGCGTGGCCTTGATATCGTGGAGAAGGAACAGCAGGCATTCCGCATCAAGAACCTGACAGCTCAGCGGCTCGTTGAGATGGGATATCAGAAGCAGAAGGTTGCTGAACTGATGGGCGTCAACCGGAACACGGTGTTCAACGCTCTGAATCGGTCTTTTGACTCTGTATCTGAGGAAGACCTCATGCTCGTTGACAAGGCGGTTAATAAGCTCATTGGTCGTGTCGAGGTTATCGTGGAGACTCCCGAACCACAGACGGCTGACGAGCTGGAAACGGCAAAGCCGCAGGAAGCTAATGAAACTACTGTGACTGCTGAATCCGCTGAAACTGCTGAGACGGTTGCGACCGCCAAGGCTGCGGACAGTACCGAGACCGTCACTACCGAGAAGGAGTGTTCTTCTAAGGATGACAACAAGCCAGACGACAATGTACCTTTTGCTCCATTCAGTGATGCGTACAATCAGCTGTGCTTTGAACCTCAATCCCACAAAGGTTGGCACTCCGTCAAGGATGCGTTGAACAACTACGCGACCAGCTGCTGCTCTGCGATAAGTCAGCTCTGGGATGGCGTTGGCAAAGTTCAAAGGCACTTTGACTACGGTCGAGCGCAGCAAGCCGCAACCTGAACCTTTTTAGTACCTTCACAATTTGATACTATCTCTTTTGCGCGAATCGAACCTTAAAAAGCTATATGCTGGAAGTCATTTCTAATTGAACCTGTATCTCTGGTCGGCAAACGGACACACTCATTCATGAGCGAGAACACAAGTTTGCCGGGTTGATGTGCAGGATTTGAAGCGAATCTCTTCCTTTTGTGCAAAGTTCAATTCACTATTGACAGTCCCGGTGAGGCAAAATTTAGACTCACACGTTCGAGAAGGACACGCCCATTTATGAGTGAGAACAAAATTCCCGAACAGGCTGCGGCTCAGGAGTCACGCTCGCAATGCCGGGATGCTGGTAGAGGATTTCACGGACCACAAATGCTGGCAAACGCTACAGTATTTTCGCGTTCATGCTGTTGTTTCAAAACCAAAACCACAGGATAAGTGTATCCTTTCGGAGGACACGCCCGCTTGCGAGTGAGAACGAAATCTAAAGGGACCTGACACAAATCCCGCATTTTTGGCGCTGATAGCTGAACTGCGGACGGATGAAGTGGCCCACGTGGCGGCCATGACGGCTTTCCTGACCCGAAAAAAATTTGTCGGCTGGACTGGTAATAGGAGTCCAGGAGCCCGATTTCTCCTGAAAAACGGACCCTGCCCAAGAATGTCAAACGAGTTGGCAATGTTTTTCAGGCTTTTGTACGCGTCCCCTGTAGTAGAGCTCTATATATTATATATAAAGGGCATTGATAAATAAGAGAGAGTACTAGATTTGAACTGAGAAGGATTGGCTTAGGATTAGCTTTGAGTTCCTTGGGATTGGCTTTGTCATAGCTTTGCCTTAGGAAACCCACTATTCCTTAGCTGCAATTTGGCGGCCGTTGCGGGTTGTTGCGAGTTGTGTCCACTGCCGTCTGGAGCGTAGCTGCCTTGCTTTTGGGCTGGTGCTTCTTTGCTCCCTGGCATTCGCGTAGCTGCTTGTTTCTCATCCCTCCACATTCCGGGTCTTAGCTTGCGTAGCTGCTCATTGGGCTTTGGCCGCCTGAATTCCTTGCTCCTTGTATTTGTGTCTAAAGTGCTAACAATTCGCCCTTCGCATTGAGGGCATGTTCGGCTCATGGTATAATTAAATCATAGCAGGAGGAGCTGGACATGAAGCGATATCGGTACTTGTGCATCTGCAGAAAGAACAAGCAATTCTGCCAATACGCCTGCATTCACCGTGTTGCATTTTCCAGATTCCCATTGTGGCGGGTTCCGAAATTTTGCTGCTTGAAGCGGCTTGGGACCTGTACGTACCAAAGCGTGCGGAAGGTGATTGTGTGAGCAGCAGCATGATTCTTGAACATCTCGATGCCTGGCAGGGACAATGCCTTGTCTTAACCATTGTGGTGATTCTTGCTATCGAATGGCTTGGCCGGAACTTGAGTCTCTGGCTTGTCATGAAAGCTTTCGGCACAAAGACGGCAAGGTTCTACGATACCCGCATTACGGCAATCGGTGTTATCCACCATGAGCTCTCCCATCTCCTGGTTGCCATCTTCACCGGTGCTCGAATCGACGGCGTGAAGCTCTACAAGATTTTCCAGAAGCAGGATGACGAAGTTCTCGGCTATGTGAACTACACACCTCGTGGCCTTTATCCGTTTCGCTGCATCCAGCAGACCCTCATCGGCATTGCCCCAGGAATCCTCGGCATGGTTCAGATTTGCACCATGAGCCAGCTGCTTCTTGGGTTCTGGTCGAGTCTTGGCAATGACTGCTTCAAGCATCCTGCCATCTGGATACTCGCAATCGTTATGAGCCAGATAGCATATCATTCCTGCCCGAGCCGGTACGACATCCAGGGCTCGTGGTTCTGCATCGGCCTTGTGGTCCTTGCATTCTGTCTGTTCCGGGACAATATCTTTCCCACCTGGTTCGCCTTGCAGGTCATCCAGTGTGTGGCATTCGCCGTTATCCTTGCATCCGCACCCGTGATGCTCCTGAGCGTCATCGTGATGGTCGCTAAACTCATAAAGCACCTTGTCTTTGCTGGAGGTAAACGAATCTTTGAAGCTTGATAAACTCTATCTTCGCGTTACGGCTCTGCTCAATGGCCGCGAAGTTCACTACGACTATGTCATCAGCCCGAACGCCGATGACCTGACCGATGAAAAGGCCGACTTGATGAAACAGGAACTCTCGGAATCTCTGCTCAAAGACCTTCCGGCTGGCACCAAAATCATTAGCACTGAGTTCATCCCGGAAACGGAGATGATTGCTCCGATTTTCGACGGAGACCGGGTCACTTCATGGCGGTTCCTCGATTACGTTGCAAACATCCTTTCTCCCGAACCTGACATGAACGGAAACCTGCATCCGAAATTCACCCCGCTCGCTGTTGTGCGCGTGATGGTGGACGAGGATGTTTCGTTGATTCAGCTGGAAGAACGGGAACGAATTCGAATCATGGTCGGGAACTATGTCATGGAATTGACCAAAGCTCCGATTTACGCCATACAGCAAATTACGCCGGACGATTACTGGCGTATTCTGAAAGGCATCGGTGTGATGCGAAACTTCCCGGCCTCTCAGAGAATCCTCGTGAAGGTCGTCTCCTTGGCGGAACTCAAACGCTGCACGGAACGGCGCAGAAAACGGTTCGAGGAAAACGAAAAGGGCTGAATCAACAGCTTGCCCCTTGCCTGCACGTTCGCCGGAACCCTCACACCCCGCCCACCAAGGCATCGTTCAGAACGTCTGCAGTAACCTCGGTGAGCCTGGTTGCCAAATCTTTTGGCAGATACTTGTATTCCATTGCGAATCCCGTACACTGTGAAGTATCGTGAATACCCACAAACCTGAAAGGCGGTTTTTATCATGCTGAAAAATATTCTTGCCGTGATTGGTGCTGTGACGGTTGCTGCTGTTGCTTATGTGGCTTTCAGCGACCACGTGATTGTGAAAATTGAACCCGATGAAGAAGGCCCTGAGGACCCCGAGAAGCCGGAAGAGCCGAAAGAAGTTGCTAAGCCTTCCGAACCCAAAAAAGAAGACCACAAGTTGACCTTCGATGAGCTTGTTCGCAAGATGGATGAATCCGAGGAACGCTTGGCTGAAGCGGAAGCAGCAGCCACCGCCAAAGACGATGACAATGATGAGGATGACGAGGACGATGAGCCCGAATCCAAAGTCGAAGAAGTCAAAATTCAGGATGACTCGGCTGAAACTGAGTGACAAGGAGTAAAAGCT